GAGAAACAGTAGTAAATATGTAAGCGCAGAAACCAAAGCTATTCAAAAATCTTCGAAAATTACTGAAAAAAAAATTAGTAAATATGATGAAGCCGTTCAGTCCCTAACAGCCTTAATGACACAGGGAATGGGATTTTTTAAGACCGAAGAAATCAAAGAAGATAAATCAGTTATATTTTATCTCCATAACAAAGAACGGTTGGAAGATTCGAGCATTATCTGGAAAATGGTTGGTGATGCATTTGCAGTGTCTACAGATGGTGGGAAGACATGGAACGCCGGTTTGGATTCTAATGGCAATGCAGTAGTTAATGTACTTTCCGCTGTAGGTATTAACTGTGACTGGATACATTCTGGAACTCTGACGCTTGGTGGTTACAACAACACAAACGGGCATTGCGCTATCGAAAATGCGAGCGGTAAAGTAGTCGGAACATTGGGAGTAAACGGATATTACTCAAATGATCCGAGTGACAAATATGCCATCAGGATAAACAATGGACATGTTGAAATATATGGTGGTAAAGGTACACTGGTCGGAATAGTAGAATATGTAAAAGGTTCAAGCGATGGCGCAGAAGGATTGAGCTTATATGCGTATGGTGGTAGTGGGCATTCTTCAATCATACTCAAGAATAATGGTTCCGCTGAAATATTTGGAAATTCTATTAACATTGCAACCGACAAACTCTTAACAGGAGGGATACAAACAAAAACCGGACGCGCAGTATTTTCGGACGGAAGTTACTTGGATTACAAAAACGGAAAATTGGTCAGTGGAAGAACAGCAAGCGGTACAACATTTTAAGGAGACAAGTATATGACAAAAACAGAAAGTGCGGTTCAATGGGCAATAAATATCGCCAACGACAACAGGCATGGTTACAGCCAAGCGAATCGGTGGGGAAATCCAGATTATGATTGCTCGTCTCTTTTAATATCAGCATGGCAACAGGCCGGAGTTCCGGTCAAATCAAACGGTGCCACATATACCGGGAATATGTACAACGTTTTTCGGGCGTGTGGCTTTTCCGATGTTACATCAAGCGTCAATCGTTCAACAGGTGCCGGTATGCAACGAGGGGATGTCCTTTTGAATGTAAAGTATCATACAGCTATGTATATTGGTGGAGGGCAGATGGTACAAGCTTCATCCAGTAGAGGACACACGGAATCAGGAGATCAAACGGGCACAGAGATATGGGTGTGTAAGTATTACAATTACTCAAAAGGTTGGGATTATGTACTACGATATACTGCTGGGGGAGATTCGGGCGGCAGTGGAGGACAGGGACCAATACAACCGCCATCCGGAGTTTCGTTTGTACAGTGGATTCCTGGATAGAAAGGAGAAGATATATGGCAATTCAAATGCGTAGGGGACAATTAAAAGATTTCGATGCAAATAAGATGCTTCCTGGAGAATTTGCAGTTACTATAGACGAAGCTGTAGAAAACCAAAAAGTTTTTATGTGCTTTTCCGCAGGAACAGTAAAAGAATTGGCCACAAAAGAAGATTTTGAAGCTGATTTGAAAAGCATACAACAAGCCATAGAAGATGCGAATAATGCATCAAAAAAGGCACAAGATGCTATAGACAAAGCTAATCAAATTGTGGCCGGGAAAGTTGGTATCGATGACACGCAGACCAGTGCATCAACTGTATATTCTTCACAGAAAAGTGATGAAATATATGTAAAGAAAACAGATTACGATAATCTTGTAAAAAAAGTAGAGACGTTGGTAGATGATTTGTCTGACGCAATAGTAAGTAGGTGATAAAATGGCAGATGTATATATAGAAGAATTAAATAAAGCAGATAGTCTTTCGGATGACGATGTTGTCTTGCTCCACACCAAAACGGAAGATTTGCAACTAACTATCGGAATGCTGAAAGCATTAATGATAGTAGAAAAAGCCATAAAGCTTGCTACTCCGTTTTCGGTATCTATAACAGGAGATGCGATCGGGAATGGAAATACAGATGGCAGAGAGATTCTCTCGATTGAATTATCGAACATAAAAGCTTCAAGGTTGAAGAATAGCATTAAAATTAATGGAACGAATTTCGACGGAACAGAGGGAATTACTACAGAACGATGGGGAGCAGAAAGAACTGTAACGATCGGTGGATGTAAAAGGAAAGTAAACGGAGAAACAGATGTTAACTTTCCGGCAAATGAAGTTTTCTCCGGATCCGGACAACCTTATGTCCCGACAGCCGGAGGGGTTATGACGGGCAACCTAAAAAGGGAAATAAACGAAACAAGTTATAATTTGTTTGAAGCAACTACAGAAAACGAAGAATCCGGCGTTTCTGTAAAATTAAAATTTGGTGATATTAATGCAAACGCTATTATCCAAAGTCTTTCACAACCTTATTGGCATAATGGAGTAAATTTAAAAAAATTACTTACAGGAGATGATATCTATGAGCTTGAACGACGAACTTCAGAACTCGAAAGTATGGCTACACAAACATTTAAAAATCCGTATAAAAACAAGACAATTGTAGCATTTGGCGATAGTATCATTGCTGGCTGGGGATGGAAAGAGGGAACAGGAATCATCCAGCCATTAAAAGAAAAGTATCCGGATGCTACGTGGATCAACAAGGCGGAATCCGGGGCGAATATGGCAGTGACATCCAATCCGTCACATACACCAATTGTTAACCAGATTACATCATATACCGGTGCTGCGGATGCGATAATTTTCGACGGTGGAGTTAATGATATCAATAACAGCATCCCGGTCGGCTCTATCGAATCCGGATATGATGCATCATATAACACAAGTACATTCTGCGGTGCATTGGAAAGATCATTGCAATACATCATGGACAGGTATCCTCTGGCGGTTAAATTATATATTATTCCACACAGCTTCGCAAAAGACAACTCTTACGTGGACAGCATCTATTCAAAAGCAATTGAAATCTGTGATAAATGGAATACGCCATACCTTGATATGAGAAAATACTCACAGATCGCCATGACTTCTGCCAATAAGGAAGCATACACCTATAATCCGAGAAGCAAGAAAGGTGACGGTGTGCACCCGAACGAAACCTGGTATCGTACATTCTACTGTCCGGTAATCGACCAGGCATTACAGTATCAGGGCATTGGCTCTATTACAGCGTCCGAAGCACCAGAGGTCGTAGCGGTTACAGGAGTTAAACTCGACCAGACAACACTGACGCTGAATGCCGGAGAATCTGCACAGATTACAGCTACGGTATCACCAAGCAATGCGACCAATAAGTCGGTTACATGGAGTGCCAACAACAGCAATGTATCTGTATCTGGTGGAAAGGTCACAGCCAAGACAGTCGGATTAGCAGTCGTAACGGTAACTACCGCAGATGGTGGATACACAGCACAGTGTAATGTTAATGTTAAGCAGACGGAAACAGAGGTTGTGTCAGATGAAATTATTATGCCAGATATGTATAACACAGGCGTTGAAAATAGTATTCAATTGAAAGAAATAAACACTTCTTCTCTTTCAGGTGCCACACGATTACAGATGACACAGCAAATGGCTGATAATTTCTGTAGTTCAGATGGAATTATTAGCAATTATCATTTTAACGGAATATATGTTGATTTTAACAAATCAATTACGCAAACTGTTACTTTTAAAAATTGCAAATTCACCGGTGATGATAATATAGCTTACGCTGTTGTAGTTAGCACGTATGGAGTTGATAAAGGAATAAGCTTTGAAAATTGTGAATTTTCTCATTATAAATCTGCTGTCTCGTCAGGTACATGGAAAGCTACATTTAACAAGTGCTATGTGCATAATATGATGCAAGACGCATTTAAGATTAATCATTCTGACATTTATCTTAAAAATAGTTATATTCACTCGTTAGGAATAGATACAACCTCCCACGCCGACGGAGTGCAGATTGAAAATAATACTACAGAAGTAACTGTGCATATATATAATTGCAGATTTGATCAGCCTTACACATCTGGCAATACAGAAAATGCGGCTATTTTCGCAAAGTGCAAAAATGCAAATATAATTTTAGACGTTCAAAAATGTTATGCAACAGGTGGGAATTATACTATCTATGCTTTGGACAGTGATACTGCAAAAGCGTCTGGAAAAGTAGAGTGTGTAGTTGGTTGTAGTAGCCGATATGGAATCGCAAATATAGCAGATGGCGTTGAACAAAATGTTGTATCTGCTGATAGCTTGCTAGTGAGCACTGTTCAAAACAGTAAATTATATGTAACAAATTACACGAATAAAGAAAGAACATTGAAAATAGTTACAGATATCGAAGAAAAGACCATAACTATTCCAAAATCACCTACTTACGATGAAAATCACACACAAGAGTTTTCAGTATATCCATATAATGTTGCCGTAGAATATTCGATGGAAGCGAAATGGGTAAAATGTTACGAGAATGAAAATCTTATAAGAACACAGAAATTAGAAAAATAGATATGGAAAAAGAGACTAATATAGTACAACTGTAGCTACAAATGTGATAGATTCGTTTGAAATTAGCAGTCCGTATTATCTAGGAAATATGAGCAAGAACGGAGCACCAGCTGGAACAGGCGTGACAGGCAAGATCTACTATGCACAGATCTATTCCGGGGATACATTGGTAGCGGATATGATCCCGGTTAAAAAGTCTGACGGAACATTATGCTTGTATGATAAGGTGCGCAAGAAGTACATCTACAACGCCGGAACAGGCACGTTAACAGAATAGGTGGTGACAAGATGAACAATATTATTGAATGCAAATTAGAATCGACTCACAAATAAATATTCACCGGTCTCTGGCAGTATGATTGCGGTCAAAAAACTGCGAATTACTGGTGGGGACTTTCCAGAAGCCGTAGAGATACAGTTTTCCTTAAACGAAAAGAGTGGTAGCGTAATAACAAGGATAGGAACAACAAAGGACAATGGATTGTTCGGGGAGGAATAAAAATGAAAGATGTAATACAGAAAACACTAACAGCCGGTACGAAGACAGAATTTTAGAGAGAAAAGGGGGATGATGTAAATGGCTAATGAAAATTTAAAAGCGCAGAAAATATACGGAAAATACATAAAAGAACTTCCACAAGTCACAGAAGTGAACGATACGGATGATATTATCATAGAAGATTCCACTCCAATAACAAGCAGGGCGAAATTAGGAGTGCTGTTTGATTCCATTAAAAAAAGAATTGCATCTACTTGGAGGTTTTCAGAACTAAACAACCGAACTATCGTGGAATATGCTAGTGAGTTAAATATGAATATAATTAAAAATACAGACGAACAGCAAATATACACTCTATATGGCGGTCGTTTTAAGGTAGTATCTGGCACGATGGTAGTTAACATTGCCATGAACATTGGGTATGCGAAACTGTTTTCTGTCGAGCAATTAAAAAACTGGTTTGGAGATGACTATGCTACATCACGGCTTAGCATAAAAACGTACAATGGAGACGATGTGGCACAAGAAGTGCATTTATACGCCCCGGAAATATGGAATGGTGAAATATTCCAGTATTTCTATCCAACCAATAAAGAAGGAAGTATGCGTGTTAATTACAGGTTGGAATATGTATATCCATTCACTTAATAAGTAAGCGTATACTTCTACGGTTGACGAAAAAGAAACTGCAAACTGGATTTGTCCAGTATGCTCTATCTTATACTTTGCATTTTTTGAAAAGATATAAGAGTTTCTTGCCTTTTAACAGAGGGTGAGCAGGCTATATTTTTATTTAATTCAGAAAAACACGGGAACGATATTTTTCTGAATTTTTCCCATAATTATAGTATCTTATAGAAAGGAAATTAAGTAATTACGGAAAAAATGAGCGAAGAAACCATTTGCGAAGTAGTCAAAAGCTGTGCCTACGACTACACGGTAGACGAATTGGCAGAACACTACGGCATGGAAAAAGCAGATGCAGAAAAGTTTGTGAAAGATCATGCATCAGAGATTACAGAAACGAAAGAGCACTTAAAACAGGAGGGGTATATTGAATAGGGTAGTCGATGTTTCTGAGCATAACGGAAACATCGACTGGGCGAAAGTAAAAGCATCCGGCATTGTAGGAGCTATCATCAGATGCGGATATGGACAAGATCAGACCGGACAGGATGATAAAAAATGGCTGAGAAATGTATCTGAATGTGAACGTCTTGGCATCCCTTACGGTGTGTATCTGTATTCTTACGCAAAGACTACAGGTGCGGTACGGGGAGAAATCAACCACGCATTAAGACTTCTAAAAGGACATTCTCCGGCATGGCCTGTATATTTTGACAGCGAACAGCCGGGAACACAGGGCGTTGCAAAAGCCAATGCAAAAGCATTTTGTGACGCAATGGTGGCACATGGCTATAAAGCCGGAATCTATGCATCTACATCTTGGTACAAGAACTATATCGGTCAGACATGGGGATATTCTCTGTGGATTGCATCTTACGGCTCTAAATCTGCCGGAGTAGACGGAATCGACATGTGGCAGTACACATCAAAATGCTCTATTCCTGGAATCCCTGGAAATGTAGATGTGAACTATGTTTATAAGGACTTTGGCGGTACGGTAACTCCAGTACAGAAACCGACTGCATCACCGGCACCTAAACCGGTAGATGAATCTTGGAAAGGTGACAAGCGGTATTATCTTAACAATTCCCGTGTTGGAGAATGGCAGAAAGCCATGAACAAAGGGTTTGATACCAACGCACTGTCTGTTGATGACAAATTCGGTGTCGGCTCACAGAATTTTGCTAAAACGCATATCTTGTGGTCCGGCCAGACACACAACTGTATCACGGCTATCAGATGGCTGAGACGCACCCTCAGAGACGTATATGGCTTTACGAAGCTGTCTTACGATGGTGGATGGACAGACTACCTTGGGAAGTGTGTAGAAGTATTCCAGAGGAACAGAGGACTTACACCGGATAGAAAAGTAGGACTTGACACAACCTACTGGCTATTATTGGGTGTTGTAAAATAGAATAAGATCATTACACTTTTCATACAATACTAAAAATCCCCACTGCTGATTACTCGCCAGTAGTGGGGATTTTTTCTTTTTCTATAAAATGATAGATTGGGAGCAAAATTCCGATATATCCTTTTTTGTACATGACATTCATTAGTGATTTCATTCCAATTGCGCTTTCAATAGAACTTTGAATGGAAATTACGTCATTTATCTTGGTCCCATGCATCGGTTTTAATTTTAGAATAACATATTGATTTGTGCATAATGAACCATCTATCATAACCATTAATCCAATTTCGCTATACACATGCAATATTTTATCAGAAACTTCTTTAATTTTTTCATCTGATACTATTTGACTTATGACAGAATCGTTTGTAAGATTATCAAATCGTTTTTCGTTATATTTTACGTTTCCTCCAGTAACATCGTCTGTATAATTTTGCTCTTTGTCCAGTTCACAATTTGCAACACACAGAGAAGCGAAAGCAGTAGAAAAATCCTTTATATGTTCATTATCCCGCTTCTCACTTTTGTTAATATGTTCAGATGGAATTTCTATATTATCTATCTTAATTTCTTTTTCTGAAACAGTTTTTCTTTCGACATTCAATTTGTTTAAGTCTTCGACAAGAGTTTTGCACTCACGTTCAAGAACAGCATTGGCACGATCGGTTAGAGATTTTTCTTTTGCAAGATGATATATACAATTATCAAATTGCAAAGTGTCAGTGTCTTTTTTCTTGTCTTTTTTTATCAAATATGAGAATAGATATGTTAACCCGCCAAAAAATGCTATATTTATTATGAATAAGAATATAGTACCAATTATACCATTTTCTTTCACATACTTTGTCCAGTTTGCAAAAAAATTAATCGTCTGAAAGAGCGTTAATATTCCAAATAAAATTTCCGCCAATACAAGCAATGTAATTTTAAAACCAGGAGAATCATGTTGGCCAGAAGCTTTCTCTAAATTCTTTTGAAAAGTATAGAGCTTTTTTCTCCTGTTTTTCTTCCTAAGTTCTTTCTTGCGCTTTTTAGCACGTTTCTTCTGCATTTTTCGGTTGTAAGCAGTTCTTGTTACAGCACGCTTTATATAATGATATTGGCTCGGACGCATTTCAACAGCTCCTTATTATCTTTTTAAGAAGTATATAGTATGCTATCTTCTTAATACCGCAATCACAACTCCAAACCTTACCCATTGTTCCATGTCTTCAAAACTATTCGGATCAACTTCTATGACATCACCGAAGCCGTTGATCGGGACTAACTTTGTCTTACTTCTCTGTACATACCGCCTTATATACGCACGTCCTGTTTCTTTGTGTATAATAATCACGGTATCACCGTTTCTTGGTACTCTTTTGGATATGCAAATGATATCACCATTTACATATACAGGGAGCAAGTGGTTGCTCGTTATCTTTATACCACAATGTAACGTCTCACCGTACTTTTTTATGTATTCCGGGCAGTATATCCGTTCTTCGTGTGAGGAATCCAATATCATACCGTCAGCCATCTCACCAGTGGGGCATAGAACATCCAACATGTTTTCTGGATCCGTTTCCGACACTTTCATAGAGATTTCATAATCCATCTTGCCAAGAATATACGCACGTTGTCTGTCAGTCAATTGCCTGTACTTTCCCAATACCTCGTATTCCTTTGAAGAACACCCTAAGAGATCAGGGATAGGTTTATGCGTTAGCTGTGACAACCTTAGTGCTAAGAAAACGTCAAGATTATTAGTCTTCCGTGAAACAATGTTTTTGTATGTGGACACAGATACACCCAGCATCTTAGAAAAGAGAACTTGCGTAATATCAAGGTTTTTCCGCTCTTCTTCGATGTTATGTGCAAAGTTATCCAACATTTCGTTTTTCGTTAGCATTTTGTCACATCCTGTCGAAAAGGCTAATATCTTGGCTGTTTTTCATTCTTTTTGTAAGAAAAATACGATATTTTAGCCAACATCTTGACTATAGTTTCGAGTTATAATCTATGTAGGTATTACAATGTATTATTATAAGACAAAAATGGCACTTGTCAAGCCATTGATAGGAGGTAATCTAATGGGAAAGGACGAAATGAACAGCAAGAGCAACAAAACATGGACTGATACTTATGAAAGCGAAATCAAGCGGATGATAAAAGGCATCCGTGACCCTCGCCTAATGCGGTACATCTATCTTATAGTAAAAGATGCTATCAGTGAAAATATTGACAGATAACAAACATATGTTCTATAATGTAGGTAATCGCTACTGGAATGACGTGTCGGGATATTGGAGGGATTTATGTGGACGAAATTAAATGGTATCAAGAAGAAATAACGAAAGTTGTAAACGGTCAAAAGAATCTTACGTGGTTAAAGCTTGTATATATATACGTAAGTCGATTAAAAAAATAAGTAAAAGAAAAGTCAAGGGTTTGCGCATTGCCCTTGACTTTTCTTTTACTTTCCTTCTGAAATCATATCAATCAGTTTTTCTAGATTATCCCACCCGTCAGAATCTAATTTTGATAGAGCAGCTACTAATCTATATTTGAAATTAGATTCATCCATACTTTGAATATCTGCCAACATCGCAGTGATTTGTTCGTCTTTTGTTTGGGTGGCAAACATTGGCTTTTTGCCACTTCTGAACCATTCTTCTCTAACTGTTTTTCCATTCCAATTTTCCAAACAAATTATTCTGAAAATTTTGTCTGTAACATCACGATCTCCTTTTTCTATCTGAGATAAATATGCTTGCGCAACGCCGATCCGTTCTCCAAAAGTTTTCTGATTCATTTCAAGAGCTAATCTCAATTCTTTTACTCTTTGGTTTATTGACTCCATGTAGAACCTCCTTTCTGTATATAAATGATAACATAAAAATATCGCAAATGCAATATCTTTCTATTGACAAATAATTGCAAATGATATATTATGATATTGCAAACGAAATACAGGAGGTGATAGCAAAAATGATAACTGCATCGGTTATTTTCACGGTATACGGGATAACTGCATCGATTGTGGCATGTATCGTATTAAAACTTGAAAAACCGTTCTGGTTGTTCTTGAGAGTGCCATATTTGACTTGCAGTTCTCAGATGTCAATAAATATGGCAATGGCATTACTTTTGTTTTATTACATTGGACAAGTCAATGCATAAAACATCAAAAAGTGATTTTGCCGTATTAATCTGTTGCTTTTGAATGCAGATATCTAACTCATTTATTTGCTTGTGTAACTTCTTCGGAACATACAGATAAAGCATTCCTTTGGCTTTATTGTATTGAGAAAGATTTACACGAGAACATAATTCAAGACAATTTCCAACAGATTCAATATAGGCTTCAATGACGGAAAATTTTTTATTGAGAGTAAAATCTAATTTTCGCATTTTGATTTGATGCCGATTGTTTGCGATTGTTGTTAGTGTTGGCAGAACAAGAGAACAAAGAGTTATCAAAAGAGCAAGATTTATCGTAAAGTCAAATTTCATTTTATTCCTCCTTTCCAAAGGAAAGTATAGCACAGAAAGGAAGTGAGTGCATGAGTGAGAAAGAGAAAAAGATAGTTGAGAAGATTAAAAAGGCAATGCCGAACTTATCCGAATTTGACAAAGGTTATTTTCTCGGCAAAGTAGAAAGTCTGGCAGATGAAGCAGAAAAGAAGCCGGACACTCCGGCGAAGAAAACATAAGGGATGCCGGAACCATAACAATTAAATACAGGGAGGTGACACAGTGAAAGTATTCGAGCCACGATGGGTTGTAAGGATTTGCATTCATAAGAATCCAGATAAAAGTGATATGGATAATTTACAGCATTTAAAAGAGGGATATTTCTTTTACTGGAATGCAAGGAAAGAGAAGAAAAGACTTTCTGGTATCCCTGTAATTTCAGTCCAAATATGCCACATCCCATTTAGAAAAAGGCACCCATATTTTCCGCTATGGCTTTCAATATTTGCTTTAATAGCCGTAACAATGAATATAAGATTGGATTCTTGTATATGTCATATCCTCCAAATAATGCAAGTATGGAGATAAGAGTAGGAACGATGAATCTTATTTTATCTTTCCTCTTGTATCGGAGATACATTTTCGCACGGTTATTTAGTACATAATTAGTACTTTTAGATGAACGGCAAATTAAGTTCTGTTCTCTGAGAAAATGGTATTTATCCTCGAAGAATTTCTTTTGTGATAAACCGAAGAATTGTATTTTTCGAAGACACATATTTTCTGAAAAAGATAAATCTAATTCTCGATGTGAAACCTGTGACATGGTTAATATTCCTTTCTGGATTACTCGGCATGTCAGTGCCTGTATGAACAGTATAGGAGAATCCAGAAGAAAATACAACATGCAATGGAAGAGCCAAGAGGTGAAAGGCTATGGAGCTGAAATGTTAAGCACTGAATGTAACTGAGACGGAAGCGAATGGCAGAGACTTGAAAAGAAATGATATGGCTTTGTGACGCTTAGCACGGATAAGAAAAGTAGCAGATCAGCATGAACAGACACGAAAAGATAAGGAATTGAAGAGAGAAGTTCTGAAACGGAGGTGCGTGGAAAGGTGAGGCTTTGCATGGAAAAGGAAAGGAAACGAAAGGCGAGACGAAGAAAAGGAACGGCATGGAACGGTGATGATTGGCTAAGGAAACGAATGGCTTGGTGGAGAAAAGGAAACGAAGAGTGTAGAGTAGTAAAGCAACCAAAGAAAATTGAAAAGGAGAAAACAGTATCATGAAAGAATTAAAAGTAAGAATTACGTTCACTGAGGAAGTATTAGGTTCACAGTGTGCGGATAAGGAGATTCACCGGACTTATATTGCATCCAAAGCACCGGACGCACCGTCCCGTGAGGACGAAGTAGCAACACTGGGTGTAGATGCAGTGGAAGAGAAATCAATGACGATTTTCCACAAATACGAAGACGGAAAGCCGTTCGTATATGACTACCAGGTAAAAGGAATGTTCAAAGATTCATGCGGAATGCTCCGCAAGGTTAAAGGTAGTGAATCATCAAAAATCAAAGCGTACAAAAAGGAGATTGACGGTCTTATTTTTGTGAAAGAGCGCAAAATTCCACTGATTTTTGACGGGGATATGGGAACGTGTCAGAGACCGCTCCGGGCAAACACACCACAGGGAGAAAGAATATCCCTTGCATGTTCAGAGACCGTTCCGGCCGGAACAACAATGGAATTTACTGTTCAATGTACGGTAGACAGTCATGTAAAACTTATAAAAGAATGGTTTGACTACGGAGAATTGAGAGGGTTTTCACAGTGGCGAAACTCAGGTAAAGGGCGCTATGTTTGGGACGAACTGGACAAAAACGGGAACATCATTGGCGGTAATAACGTACATAAAAAGGTGAAAAAAACAGGTACGAAAGGCAGTAAAAAAGCCTAAAAATATTTATTTTTCAATGTATTCAAATTATTGGAAAGGTAAATGCGAAAATGGTAGTTGATTTTTGGTCAAATCGCAAGCCACTTAGCAAGCCACAACCCTTGAAAAATAAGGGCAAAACGGCAACTGGTCGCAAGCCAAACGACACTCAGATAACAATCAATTGACAAGCCAAAATTAAAGAAATTTTCAAAAAATCGAAAATTTTGACAAGCCAGTTGACAAGCAAATGACAAGCTAAAACCCTTGAAAAATAAGGCAAAACTGCTTGTCAAGTGAAAACGGTTAGCAAGCTACATAACAATCAATTAACAATCAATTCGCAAGCCAGTTAACAACAATAGAAGAATATAAAGAAGAATAAGAATAAAAAGAATATAGATATATGTCAGACACAATCGGTCTGACGATAAAAGGGACATAAAAAGTGCCCCGCTGGTACTGGCATACCAGACAGGGCGGTGTACCGCTAACGAACACTTAGCGAATACAGGTTGATTATAACACATTCTCCTGTAATTCGCAAATCTGAAGAACAGGAGGAAAAGCACACATGACAATGGCAACAGAGATCATCCGCAAGTTGAAAAGAAAATTAATCTTTTGGCGTTGCTTATGGTTCGTCACATTCATCGCAATGCTGACACTTATGATCGGGTAGGAGGTAGAGAGCATGGAAGACAAGCTTAACTACTACAGGATAGCACTTGTGATAACGCTATACGCATTGGCGGTTATGATAGCCGGATGTGTATAAAAAAAGAGTGCTGATGGAAAATCCAATCAAGCACTCAGAAAAACATTCAAGAAAATTATAACACATGAAAGGAGATTTGAACATGGGAGAAGAGAAAAAAGATAGCTTACAAAGCGTAATAGATGCGGTAGCAGACGTTGTTGAAGATTACGGAGAAGTTGTGGAGGAATATGCATACCAGAAAGCGCAACTGGATACGTTGAAAAGATTTGTCCGCAAAAACAGCTATGTTGAGCGAGACATGATTTTAAAACTGATGGGGTGAGATGAAGATGGAAAGCATTAAAGGCTATGACCATTGGAAGACCATACCGCCGGAGCCGGAAGAAGAAAAACAGGAATACTGCACATGCTGTGGAAGACTTGTATACAGTGGTGACAGCTTACACACATTTGACGGACAGACGCTATGTGAAGAATGCGTGAAAGAGATCACAGGAGGGAAAGAAGATGGCAGAGATATGGATGATCTGTAAACCGGACTTGGAATACCGTATCGGGGCGTATGCCTATGAAACAGATATGGACAAGGCTTATGTGCATAAGCTTGCCGACAAGGTAGCAGAAAAAAATAAATGCAAAACAATCGTGAAAGAACTTTAGGAGGGTGAAATGCAGAAATTGGAATTGACCATAAATCAGACTATGGGAGTTATCACTGGAAACTTTGAAGACATAAAGAAATCTCTTGAAACAGAGATGGCAGTGTATGAGACAAAGCAGTTTGCAGAAGAGGACAAGCAGAAAGCCAAAGGTGATTTGGCAGACCTCAGAAAGCTGAGAAAGGCAGTGAACGACCGCAAGGTTGAAGTGAAGAAAGATTACATGAAGCCTTATGAAGTGTTCGAGGGCAAGGTGAAAGAACTGATCGGAGTGATTGATAAGCCTATCGCACTGATTGACGGACAGGTGAAAGAGTTTGAAGCGAAGCGTGTGGAAGAGAAAAAAGCAGAAATCCAGAACCTGTACAACGAATTGGTGGAAGAAGAACTGCATGACTACATGCCGTTGGAAAAAATCTACGGTGAGAAGTGGACAAATGCATCCACCACAATGAAAACTATCCGGGAAGAGATAAACTCAAAGGTTATGCAGACCAGACAGGATATTGCAACCATTAAGGCCATGAAGTCTGAAAAAGAGGAACAGGCGTTGAACCTGTACATGGAGAACAACAACCTTGCTCTTGCTATCCAGATGATTAACCGCTACGAACAGGAAAAAGCGGAAATCTTACGGAGAAAAGAGAAAGAGGAACAGGAAAGACGTGATCGTGAACTCGAAAGAGAACGTGAGCGTGTAAGAGAAGAAGAACGTGCCAGAATCCGTGAAGAGGAAAGACTTAAGGCAGAAGCAGAACAGAAAGCCATCGACCAGATCAAGGCGGTGGACGAAGTGAAAGCAGCGGAACTTACCACGGAAGATTCGAAGACAGTAGTATTTACGGTTAAGGCTACGGATGCCGAACTGGAAGAAATTGAGATGGCATTAACTTCTCTCGGTGTCTACTTTGAAAGGAAAGATGTGTAATGGCAGAAGAGAAGAAAGAACAGGGCAAGCGAGAACTCGACATCGAAGAAAAGCTTTCAGAAATCCAAACAAAAATGAATGTCCCGAAAGACAAATATAATGATTTTGGCAATTACGCTTACAGAAGCGCAGAAAGCATCTTGGAAGAGTTCAAAAAATATAGCAGAGAATACAACGTACTGTTGACCATACATGACGAGATAACGGAGATAGCCGGAAGAGTGTATGTAAAAGCTGTTGCGGTATTTACAGATTGCAAAACAGGTAAAAGAATCTCTGTTCCTGGATATGCAAGGGAGCCAGAGACAAAACCAAAGATGGATGAATCACAAGTGACGGGATCAGCATCAAGCTATGCGAGAAAATACGCAATGAACGCACTGTTTCTTCTGGATGATGTAAAGGATCCTGACACGAACGAATACGCAAAGCAGACGGGAGCCGATAAAAAGAGCGGTGGAAAGAAAGAACAGAAAGCCAATGACGGAAAGATTACACAAGGGCAGATAAAAGAGCTTCGGAAGATATTTGAAAAAAACAAAATTGATGAAGTAAAGGCTATAGCCGGATACAAAGTACAGAAGATTGAAGAACTGACACAACAACAGTACGGATGGTTCCGGGATAATCAGGAAGAAGCCAGAAAGATGTTTGGTGCGTAAATGGACTATACAGGGACTTTTGATAGCTTAGCGGTGGATTTTGCCACCAACAAGCAAAAAGCCAGTCTGACGCTAAATGAAGACGCAAGACAGGCATTTGAGAACCTTAGAGGTAAGCAGATTACAATAACGATTAAGGCATACAAGAAAAAAAGAAGTCTCGATGCAAACTCTTACTTTCATGTACTGGTTGGAAAGATTGCAGATGCGACCGGGAACAGCAAGGTGTACATAAAGAATAAGTTAATAGCGGAATACGGACAGTATGAAACCATTAACGGTGCATTAGTTCCGCTCCCGTTGGACGATGATATAGATGCATACAATGTGGAATTTGTTCATCTACAACCTACATCGAGGACAACCACCAATCAGAAAGGGAAAGTATTCCGGGTGAATCTGGTAATGCGAGGTTCACATACTTACGATACCGATGAAATGTCAAAACTGATTGACGGGACTGTGTACGAAGCAAAAGAACTTGGTATAGAGACTATGACACCGAACCAAATTAACGAAATGAAAGAAAGATGGGGTGTGAAGATTGGCAAAAAGACTTAAGAGTGTATTCACTGACGATATGGATCACTGTTACTTTACAGGAAGCCCAAACTGTCACAGACATCATATTTTCTATGGGGCATATAGAAAAAAATCGGAAGAATATGGATTCGTGATTCCTCTTGCACCACAATTGCATGAATTTATGCCAATGAGCGTACATGGGAACCCGAATAAGGGATTAGACCTAACGCTTAAGCAGATGGCTCAGACATACTTCGAGGAACATTATGGAACAAGAGAAGAGTTCATACAGATCTTCGGAAAAAACAGGTTGTAACAAATTAACATAGATTCAAGTGGCACAGGGAACTATTAACAGGTTCTAACGCATATCATCTCAGCCATTCGATATGCATAGCACAAGATATTGTATCACGGCCGGAGGAGCCACACTCCGGCAGAAAGGAGAAAAGCGGTGGGAAAGAATAATAGAGAGATAGCAGAGAGTTATTTCGCCCGAATATCAGACGGACATAGGAATGCAATACAACGTCCAGCAGACCCAAATGTAGATAGAATTTTGCGAAGAATGATAGAAAAAGCAAACTGTGATGGCGATTGCATTGTAAATACAGGAAAAGGGATATTCAGACCAATACCGAGTGACCCAATAGACACAAGTATGTATCATGAATATGTCAATAAAGACTTATCAAGGGCGAGGGCGACACTTAAAAAAAGAAAATGTATGTCACAGACATTCGAAAGTTGGAAAGATGCGGGGGAATACAATGCATTACATACTAATCATAAAGGGCAGACTGAACAACATGAATGATTATATTCGTGCACTTAATGCCAGTAGATATAAGGGTGCGAAAATGAAAAAAAATGATGAATCTCGTGTAAAACAAGCCATATATGAGCAATTCGGAAGATTACGAATAACCAGAAAGGTGCGGATACACTATCGGTGGTATGAGCCTACAAAGAAACGGGATATGGATAATGTAAGCGCATTCGGGAGAAAATGCATCCAGGATGCACTGGTAGATACCAAAGTCTTACAGGACGATGGATGGAAAAACATAGTGGGATTCACGGATGAATTCTATGTTGATAAGAAAAATCCGAGAATTGAGGTGGATATTGAAGAGGTGTGAGCGAGAATTACATAAAACTTAGCAGAAAAATACTGGAATGGGACTGGTATACAGACGTAAATACATGCCATCTGTTCTTGCACATGCTATTAAAAGCGAATTGGAAAGACGCAAGCTATCGTGGCGAAGAGATAAAAAAAGGATCATTTGTTGCATCGATAGACAAATTGGCAAAAGGAACAGGAATGAGCGAAAGCAAGGTAAAGACAGCATTAAAGCACCTGGAAAAGACGGGAGAAATCACATGCAAAAGTACCAACCGATATACCGTATACACTGTGAATAACTACGCAAGATACCAGACCGAACAGAAGAATGAAAAAAAAGATAAGCCGACCAGACAGGAAGAAAAGCCGGAGAAAGACGATGGATCCATTGAAGCTGTCATAAAAGCCTGGAACGATTTGGAAAGCTATGGGATAAAACCTGTAAAGAAGATAGAAAAGACTTCCAAAAGATACCAGAACTTGCAAGCAAGATTAGAAAGCAACGGTTTGGATGATGTCTTGAAAGCAGTGGACAATGTGAAGAAAAGTAAGTGCTTACAAGGGAAAGTAAAAAACTGGAAGATAACATTCGACTGGTTTGTGTTACCGAACAACTTCACAAAAGTGTCTGAGGGACAGTACGAGGATAGCGGACAAGAGAAAAAAGGATTTAATAATTTCAATGGCCGGAACTATGACATGAATGATTTAGAGAGAAAGCTTATCACATAGGAGGAATAAACATGGCAACACCGGATGGATGCACTTATCCAAACTGTTTTATCTGCCCTTTGGAGGACTGTAGTTGGGAGAGTGCTAAAGCTGAATTACCAGGAGAAACAAAGAAAAAGCGGAGAATAGTAAGACGTAGCAAAAAGAATGATGTTCGGAGGTGACTTTGTGACAAGACAGGAACTGGAAGACAAAGAGCAAGAGGAATATCTTGCAGAGTGGTTAAGAAAAAAGAAAGAGAAAAAGAAGAAATTTAATTTTAGGAGGAACAAAAGTGGGAGAAGTAATAAAAGCTTATAAAGGATTCAACAAAGACATGACTTGCAGAGGTTTCCGGTATGAAGAGGGGAAAGAATACGAAGAAGAAAGAGCCGGAGCGTGCAACTGTGGATTCCATGCATGCGAGCATCCGTTAGATTGCCTTGGATATTATGCTCCGGCACACAGTGTATATCACGAAGTCGAACAGAGTGGAGAGATATCGAAAAAATCTGATGATACGAAAGTAGCATCTACGAAGATTGGAGCAAGAGTGAGCATTGCCGGATTGGTACAGGCTGCTATCGAATATACGAAAGAAAGAGTTAAGCCAGAAGCAGAAGCTAATGAGGACTGCGGAGCATCATCAGCGACAGGAGACTACGGAGCATCATCAGCGACAGGATACAAAGGAGCATCATCAGCGACAGGAGACTACGGAGCATCATCAGCGACAGGAAACTGCGGAGCATCATCAGCGACAGGATACAAAGGGAAGTCGGCAGCAGAAAACCCAAATAGCGTAGCGGTGGCTTGGGGACCAGAAGCAATGGCAAAAGGTGTAAAAGGATCCACGCTTGTCCTTGCAGAATGGAAACAGATTGATGATGATGCATGGTACTGGAAAGAGGAAGCGTGGGATTTCATAGGATCATTAATGGTTCATGTGGATGGCGAAAAAGTAAAAGAAAACACATGGTACACATTAAAGGATGGCGAACTTGTGGAGGTAGAAGATGAATAAAAAAGAAGTATTGGAAATCAGAAAGCAGTTCTCACCAGAGAATTGTTCGATAACCCGTATAGCCGGATGCTATGTGGACGGAGAGAAAGAAAAGCGCATGGAAAGGGAAGAAACGTTTCTTTCACTGCCGGAAGAACAGGCATTTAAGTATTTCGACATCTTCAAAAAGACGTTATCCGGGAAAATCGGAAAGAACCTGTTGAACTTGGAATACAAACTGAAAGCAGACAGAAGCGGTGACCCGGAGGGCGAAGAGCATGAACTGTTGATGAATCTGAGGGAAAGTAAGTTGAAAGACCCGGCGTTGTTGGATGAATTCTATGAGAAGATTCTTATGTATTATGACTGTGCCGAAAACTACTATATCGTGCTTATCCATGCGGTATATGACGTACCGGGAAAGACATCGGATGGAGAAGAATTGGAAGATGCATCTGACGAAGTATACGATTTCATTCTTTGTTGTATCTGTCCGGTGAAACTTTCAAAGCCGGGACTTGCTTACAACGGAAAAGATGAACGGATGGAAGAGAGAACCCGTGACTGGGTAGTAGACATGCCGGATAAAGGCTTTCTATTCCCGGCATTTAATGACCGTCAGACAGATGTACATAGCGCACTCTATTACACCCGAAAGTCTGCCGAGGTACAGGAAGAAATGGTCAGAGAGGTGCTTGGAATTGATTTGGTGGTATCTGCCGATGAAGAGAAAGACAAATTCGGCAAGCTGTTAGAGGACGTGCTTGGAGAAGATGCGGACTGCAAAACAGTGAAAGACATTTATGAGGGCATATCCGAAGAGATGGAACGCCACGCAGAAGACCCGGAACCATACAAAATGAGTGAGAGAGAACTGGAAAAGATATTCAGCAGCAACGGCGTACCGGATGAACAGATGGAACTGTTTGAGGATTCCTACCGGGAGAATATCGGGGATGAACCGATTATGGCAAGCAATATTTGCGACAACAAGGTAGTCAATATCCAAGTACCGGAGGGAAAGATAACTATCGATGCAGATTTCATTAGCAATCTTGAGATTAAGAAAGTTGACGGAAGAAAATGCATGGTACTGCCAGTAGACTATGTAGAAGTTAACGGAATTTCAACGAAAGCGTAGGTGAGGAAGATGAAATATAAGGTTGGAGATAAGGTAAAAATCAAAGAAAATCTGATTACTGGAAATATGTATGGTGGTTTATATCTGTATGGTGGTGCTACGAGACATATTGGAGAAGAAACGATAGTAACAAAAGTTGAAAAAGAACGCTACAGGTTAGCCGTTGATAATTCTTCGAGAATCTGGACATACGAAATGCTTGAACCAGTAGAAGAAATGAGTGCGGAAGAAGCAATTAAATTATCTGGTGAAATGTGCTCAAGTTCGGCTTGTTATGAATGCCCGGTTTTTAAGTCACGAGAAAAATACAGTGAAATGTGTAACGTGTTTAGAAAAGAACACGCCGAAGAATATCTTGAAATCCTTAAGCAGTGGAAAGCAGACCATGAGAAAAAGCCGATTGAGACAAAAAGCGTTTATATTATTCGTGTGATCGAAAATACAGATGGAATGGAAAAATGCGTATACAAAGAAAAAAAGAAAGATTCTGAGGGTTCTCAAGAGGCAATGGAAAGAGTTCTGAAAGAATATTGCAAAACACATGAGGGCAGGTCCTTTACGGTAGCGGAGTGGACTTGCCAGGTAAAGGAGTAACCCATGAATACAGGAGAAAAGATAGATTACATGATTCAGTGCTTACAGGTGGCAAACGAGGTGAAGTGATGATATGGGAAAGAGAAAGATAAATTGCACTAACAGTTCTTGTAAGCACAATATAGGAGAAAATGGATGTGATACCTGTATAACCATTGACTATTCGGGGAAATGCCAGTCATTTGAAAAAGGCTTTCCTTATTATTTTCACATTGTATGGGATGCATTAGGAGATTCGAATTACATTGATATGATAAAAATCAAGATGGATCCAGATTTGAGAATCGGGTTGTATTATGTGATGGAGTGCTATGGACTTGGATTTTCCGAAATGGAATGGGGCACATGCCGGATGGTGATGCTAAAAGATAAAGAAGATGGAAAGGGACTGAAATATGAGGAAATTATAAAAAGAGAAATGGATATGGAAAAGTTCCAGAAGTTTTTTGATGATTTTAAAAACGGAATAATGCCAGGACCAGAACAAAAAGAAAAGGAACAGACAAATACTGAACCAAAAGAGTTTGGATGGCTGTCACCAACTGGCGATTTTATAGAATCACCGTTTGGAACCCATGAAGAATCGGCATCTGAAATATGCAGAAGCAAGGGATTTGATGATGAATATCGAAAATGGAGAGATGAGAACGAAGATACTGTTCATCTAAAAAGAGATTTCTTGCAAGAAGTAAAAGGATATTGCTTGATACATAATCCGTATGGAAGTGGTGGATATATTGTGACAAACATGAGAGAACTGACGAAGAAACAAAAAGAATTCCTATATGGATATTTTATTGATATGGGAGACAGATTCAAAGCGGAACAATTTATTGATTAAAACAAACAGAAAGGAGACGGAGCTCCGGCCGGGCAAAGATATATCGGCTCCTTTCGAGAAGATGTATATACAAGAAGATGATTTGAAACTAAATGATTGGCAGTTCGCCCAAAGAAAGTATCTTCCTTATGAAACAAAGCTCCGGCTTACAGAGACACGCATAAGAGAATGGCATTACAACTGGGCGGGGCAAGTGTATCTAAGCTATTCGGGTGGACTTGATAGCACGGTACTGCTACATATGATTCGAAAAGAATTAGGCGATGATGTTCCGGCTGTCTTTTCCAACACGGGTTTGGAATTCCCGGAAATCGTGAGATTTGCAAGAAAAGCACCGGGAGTGTTTGAAGAAATCTATCCGAGAGATAAAAACGGCAAAAGGATCACTTTTAAACAAATTGTGGATCAGCACGGTTTCCCGCTGGTCTCGAAAGAAACGGCGGCGAAAATTGAAAAGTTGAGACACGGAAAGCTGAGTGAGAGGTATCGCAATTATTTGCTGAATGGTGATGAACGAGGGAAATTTGGTATGCTCCCTAAAAAGTGGAGATTTTTGCTTGATGTTGAATTCGATACATCTCAGAAATGTTGCGACAAGATGAAAAAGAAGCCGTTTAAGGAATATGAAAAGATGACTGGAAGAAAGCCATATGTAGGCACAACACAGGACGAGGGATTCATGCGAGCGCATCTATACGCAAGCACAGGTTGTAATGTGTATGACGGGAATAAAATCAAGTCGCAGCCATTAGGATTCTGGAACAGACAGGATGTATTAAGATACGTGGTCGAAAATGATGTGGAAATATGCTCTGTGTATGGAGATATTAAGCAAGATCAGCAAGGCAACTATTATACGACAGGAGAACAACGAACAGGATGCATGTTCTGTGGATTCGGAGCGCACCTGGAAGAAGAGCCAAACAGATTCCAGAGAATGTCCGTAACACACCCGAAATGTTATGAAATCTGCATGAACCTTGAAAGCAATGGAGTGAAGTACAAAGATGCGTTAGAAACGTGCGGAATTGGTACAGAAACATGGGAGCAGATGGGACAAATGGATATATTTGATTTTATTGGAGGTATGCAGTAGTGAAAGACTTAATTGTGGATTGTTTCGCTGGTGGTGGCGGGGCATCAGTCGGAATTGAAATGGCACTCGGCAGACCGGTAGATATTGCAATTAACCACGATCCGGATGCCATATTGATGCATAAGACCAACCACCCGGATACACTACATCTGACAGAAGATATTTTCAAGGTCAACTTGAAGAAATATGTAAAAGGACAGCACGTGGCTCTTATGTGGGCGAGTCCAGACTGTACAAGCCATTCCAAAGCAAAGGGCGGTAAGCCGAGAGAAAAAGGCTTGAGAATTCTTCCGTGGGCGGTATATAAGCACGCAAAAGCTATTCTGCCGGATGTAATTCTTATGGAGAACGTAGAAGAAATACAACAGTGGGGTCCGCTGGATGAAAAAGGATATCCAATTCCAGAGAGAAAAGGCGAGGATTACAAGAAATTTATTACGGCAATGAAGAGTCTTGGATATATATTTGAGTGCCGGGAACTGGTAGCTGCGGACTACGGAGCACCGACCACAAGAAAGAGATGGTATGCAGTATTCCGTAGAGATGGACGGGAAATCAGATTCCCAAAGCAGACTCACAGTGCGGACGGCATTGGCTTTAAGAAGTGGAAACCTTGTGGAGATTATATTGACTGGTCAGACCTTGGCAGTTCGATATTTGACCGCAAGAAGCCACTTGCAGAAGCTACACAGAAGAGAATTGCGAACGGCATCAAGAAATATATCATCGATGCAGAATCTCCTTATATCGTGAGGAACGGCGAAGCACTGGCATACATCATCCAGTATCACGGAGAGACAAGAGCCGGTGATTCAAGAGGACAGCTTTTAACCGAACCAATCAAGACGATTGATACATCAAACCGGTATGGACTGGTTACGGCATTCATCACGAAGTATTACAAGACTGGCATAGGTCAAGGCTGTGACGAACCACTTCATACGATCACAACATCTCCAGGACACTTCGGATTGGTATCTGCATTTCTGATTAAGTATTACGGCGGTGGCTGTGGACAGACTTTGGATAGGCCGCTTGATACGATCACCACAAAAGACAGGTTCGGACTGGTGAATGTGATTCTGGATATCAAGGGCGAGAAGTACATCATATCTGATATCTTTTTGCGGATGCTGAAACCGGAAGAGCTGAAAGTAATGCAAGGGTTCCCGAAAGATTACATTATCGACAGGGATTATAACTGGAAGAAATACCCGATTGCAAAACAGGTAGCAAGGATCGGGAACAGCGTAGTACCGATTATGGCGCAGAAGCTTGTAGAAGCGAACTGTCCGTATCTCAAGGTCGGCGAGAGAGTACCGAACTTGATTATAGATGATACACAGGAACAATTAAGATTTGCGTAGGTGGAGAAAATGGATGATAAAAAAATATTAGATGTAACGTGCGGATCACGAACGATCCGCTTACTGCATGGCTGAATCCGCCAGACAGAGTATATATGAGCAAGGTATTTACATTCACGGAAGATTATCCTCATCCAGTGTGCGCTGGAGAAATAATCAAAGGCGGTACGGGTTATGAATATCCGTCTGGTGGCAAGCCATTACCGGAAGAAATCGAGCATATCTATCCTGATTACAGCCCATATCCTGAACTTTGCAATGACACAGCTTATGGATTTCTGACAAGGGGATGCCCGAGAGGTTGTGATTTCTGCATCGTGAAAGACAAAGAGGGGCAGAAAAGCCACAAGGTATCTGATTTGTCTGAATTTTGGAATGGACAGAAAAATATCGTTTTGCTGGATCCAAATATGTTCGCTTGCAAGGACTGGGAAAATCTGAGCCAACAACTTATTGATAGCAAGGCTTGGATAGATTTTTCGCAAGGTTGCGACATTCGGATTATGACCAAAGAAAAAGCGGAATATATCAAGCAGATGAAGATTAAGCAGATACATTTTGCGTGGGATAGATACCAGGATAAAGACAATATAGTGCCAAAATTTAAGATGTTTCAAAAGTTAACTGGATGGAACAGAGGGAAGATGACGGTGTATGTCTTGTGCGGATTCGATACAACATTAGAACAAGACCTTGACCGGATATACACACTCAGAGATTTGGGATATGCCCCGTACGTGATGATCTATGACAAATACAAATTAAAGAAGCGTGATCAGCTGAAAAGAATGCAGAGATGGGTAAATTCCAGATACGCATTTATGGCATGTGAGCGGTTCGAGGATTATACAGGGTAGGTGAAAAGAATGAATATTGAATTAAAAGAGATAGACAAAGACACATTAAAAGTCGGGGATTGGGTTGGAGTTGCGAGAGTGGTGAGCTGTGGATGGGGTTCTACATTCCGGCATCAGTTAATTACTCCGGCAAAAGTTACAAGAATTACTCCAAAACGGACAAAATTCTTTACGGATAAATTCGGAGAACATGACAAAAAGGAAATTTTTTATGAGCTTGATGGTGATGCCGGAAACGAAAATTATTTAGCTAAATCATTCAAGTGTTTATCTGACGGAATATATAAGATGGAGGAATTGAAAAGAACTGATCGTTTAAGGGAAATCAGTGATGAAGATTTGCCGGAAGTAGCGGAACACATGAAAGCAATTACAGAGATTTTGGAGAAATACAAAGAGAAATAGAGTAGCAGCTAAAAATAGCAGCTACCACACCTTGACAATTGAATATTGATGGTTGGAATGGCTGTCAGTATTCGAATGTTGGGAGAAAGGAAAGAAAATTATGGGAGTAACAATAAATAGCAAAAATCACAAAATTGTTCTGAGCTATTCCGGGTTCTACCGGATTCGTGTAAAAGTAGCGGAGTTAACTGCACCAGATATCTATGAACATTATAAAAAACTTAATGATTGGAGATATGTACTGGTTAGCAAAGGAGAGAACTTTTCCGCAGAGTATGACAAGAAAATCGTGGAACTTGATAAAAAGTACGATGGAAAATATACACAGATCCTTGAATTCTTATACACGAGCGACAGTCACGGAGAAGCTGATGCAGAACACTGCAAATCTGTATACGAAATTATAAAAGAATATGATGATGATATTATCTATGGATATCGTAGCAGTATAGAAGCTGTACTATTCAAAAATTTTAAACAGTTGATAAAAGATGGTGCAGATACAGGAACTGGGATTGAATGGTATTAAGAAAGGGGGAAATTGTGAAAACGGTATTTACTATTTGCGTGATTATTATGTTATGTGTCTATATAGCAGTGGAAGAAAGAGAGATAAAAGTAACAAAGGAAGAAGCATATCGGGACGGATTTCGAAAAGCACTAAAAGAATGTGGAAAACTTCCGACACGACCGATTATCTTGGATGATTCTACGGAAGATATTGATTATAAATGCTCACACTGTGGAAAGGAATACATAGTGCCGAAAGATAACAAACCGAAATACTGTAGTGAATGCGGAAGAGAGATTGACTGGGAGGACAAAGCCTGTGGGATGTAAACAGATATGTAGTGTAGACCCAGGCATCCACAAATGCTGTCTGGAATGTGAGAAGTACAAAGAATGTAATATTCTGTGTGACGATTTAGACCAGTATGAATACATGGAAGAATGCCCGGATTATGTAAAGGAGGATGAAGACAATGAGAATAATTAGTCAAGATGGATGTTATGATATGCCTTATGAAGAAGTGGCATTAAAAAGAAATGGGTGTAATATTTGCGCACTAAATCAGTACTTGTCATCGGGTTTTATTATTGGGCTTGCGGAATATTCTACCGAAGAGAAAGCAATTAAGGCTATGGATATGTGCAGAAAATATTACGATAACAGATCTTCAATGTTAGAACCTAAAATTTTTCAGTTTCCAAAAGATGAAGGGGTGATATTATGAGCAGAAACAGATCATTAGAAGAAATACAGGAAGATATCAGAACTCTGACAAGAGTACCATCCGAATTTATCCATGCAAAGTTGGATGAATTATCAAAAGAAGTTGGTGAGTTAGCAAAACAAAAGTGGATTCCGTGTAGCGAGAGATTACCGAAAGAAACAGTGCTCTGTTGCGATGAGTATGGCAATATGCTGATTGGAGATATTAGCAAAGGCAAAAAGGGATATATAGCGGAAAATGACGATGACTATTTTTATTGTGATGCCTGGTTGCCGTTACCGGAACCGTATAAGGAGGACGGACAATGGGAAGACTGATTGATGCGGACAAGCTTATAAGAAGAATGAGAATTGATATGGACCGTATGAAATACCAATACAATCTTGATGTTATAGAGGGAATGAGCTTTGCAATAGGATACATAGTTGGAAGTCAGACAGCCTATGATCCAGATAAGGTTATCGAAAAGTTACAAGTACTATCCGATAAGGCAGATGATGATATAGCCGTCTGCGAAGCGAATACGTGCCAGTATTATGACGGATACGGAGATGGACTGGATAGAGCCATTGAAATTGTGAAACGAGGTGGAAGAGATGAAGAATAAAGAAAAGTACGCAGAGCAATTATTATCTTTTGCGTGTGCCAAATATGATAGTTTCGGTGTTTACGAAGGAACGGACGAAATGGAAAGTTGCAAGATAATGACTTGCGAGGAATGTGCATTTTTTAGAATGAAAAATAGTTGTCACACGGAAAAGCTTAAATGGCTTGACCAGGAGTACATTAAAAAGCCGGTGATAAGCAAGAAAGATAGAGCGTTTTTGGAGTATCTTGGAAAAGATTTGAAATACATTGCGAGAGATAAAAGCGAAGCTTTGTTTACCTATGAACGTGCAATCGAAAAAGGAAAGTATGGCTGGGTATATGATTCTGGCGTTCTTAAAAATCTCCGTGGGTTTTCCGTAGACCTCCCAATGGTCAAATGGTCAGATGATTCACCGTGGCTTATCGAGGACTTGAAGCAGTTGGAGGTAGTTGACAACTATGAGTAAAGAAAATGATATTAAAGGATGCGCTTAAGGATGAATGCATTGGAAGAAAAAACAAAGGAGAAGACAGTAAAAAGAAAGAAAAACTACTATTTGGTCAAAAGTGATGTATTAGGGTATGCGAAAAGGAAGGGATTAATTAATGGCCGGAGTAAGAGACAAATATCTGAGAGGGGCACATAAAGACATCTACTACATAAGTGAAGAGGATGAAAAAAAGATGTTGAATGAGTGTCAGAGGATGCGTGGAAACGATCAGCTTGAATTACTGAAATGGTGTCAAAATGCGAATAATGACTTGTCGGGGATATTGTTCTTCTCACTTATCACGGGAATCGGATACGACTATATAAGCAAGCGTTGCTGGATCCCGATTGCAAGAAAAGACTTCCAAGGGTATCGGAGGAAAGTCTTGGACGAAATGTATAGGTGGATACTTTGGGGAGAACATGACGATGGAAAGATGGCTGAAAGGTTATTTGGAATAAAAAGGCACAAACACGGGAATACTACCGAAAAGGAGTGATGCGGATGGTAAGAATCTTTGTGAACGGTAAACAGGTGACAAAAGAAGAACTTTCCAAATATGAAATCCATAACAAGGCGGTAAAAAGGATTCTTTCAGAAAAGTTGACAAAAAATAAGTGATATTTTAGAATTGACCTTGATAGAATCTTGGTCAATTCTTTTTTAATTGAAAGGAGAATTGACATGAAAAAATTAAATGTAGGTTATATGAGAGTGTCTACAGAAGCACAGACCGAAAAGTATGGTCTTGATGTCCAAGAAGACAAGATAAAGGAACTTGCCAAGAAAAGGGGCGTGAAGATAGCCAGATGGTATGTGGACGGGGGATATTCCGGGAGCAATATCCAAAGGCCGAACATACAGAAACTTCTGGAGGATGCAGAAGCCGGAGAAATCCGGGCAGTATACATCTATAAGCTCGACAGAATGAGCCGTGATGTTGTAGATACTCTTACGCTTGTGAGTAAGCTCTTGCCGAAATACAATGTAGAGGTGGTATCAGCTACAGAGGATTTGCGGAATGAGACACCTATGGATCGTGTGATGTTGGGCGTTAATGCTGTCATGGGGCAGTATGAGCGTGAGGTTATCTATATGCGTACAAGAGCCGGTATGGTGGAACGTGTAAAGCGTGGACTGTGGATGGGTGGCGGTACGATACCTTATGGATATAGGTACGACAGGAATGACGGGATATTACATATCATCCCGGAAGAAGCAGAAAAAGTAAAAGCTGTCTTTCAGATGTTCCGGGACGGGTATTCGTGCGATAGGATTCAAAAAATTCTCGGGATGCATTCGGAGAAGTTGGTATCTAACATCATTAGGCGAATAGCCTATGTAGGTAAGATACAGTACAAGGGGAAAACATACCAAGGCTTGCACGAACCAATCATAGACGAAAAACTATTCTACGAAGTACAGGAAGAGATAAAAAAGAGGTCTACAAATGCTTATGTGAGCAACAAATATATGCTTACCGGGTTGTGCTACTGTGGAAAGTGCGGTACTAAAATGCGGATGCAGAAGTGGGGAAAGTATACCAAGATAGTATGCTACTCACAGTATAAGGACAAGAAGTATATACCGCAAGGCCCGGAACCGTGTAAAAACAAAAAGGTGAGGGCAGACATAGTAGAAAAAGAGGTAGAGGATTGCTTTAAACGATTTATCGTTAATGTGGAAGAGAAAGAGAATGAATCTGAAAGTACAAGAAAGATGATAGAAAAAGAGATATCACTAAGTGAAGCAAAACTCAAACGCCTATACACATTGTACGCAAACGGAAACTCTGGTACAGATACGCTTTTAGACGTTATCCAGGCAGAAGAAAAAACACTAAAAAACCTCCGGGAAGAATTAAAGGCAGAAGATATCCGGGAGAAAGCCGGACAGCAAGAAAAAATAGAGAAAATAAAAGAGATGTCCAACGTGTGGGATACACTGACGGATTCAGAGAAAAACAAGGTGCTAAAAGAGTGTGTTGAAAAGGTAGTCATCACAGGGGATGATATAGACATACATTTTAGCATATATTAATAGGTACTTTCTCGTGTTCCAACCATCATCCCAACAGCGGTAGGAAGTGGAGAAAAGGAAGAAAAGACCAAGATTCTATTATATGGTTAAGAAAAACAAAGACGGGAGTCAGAAATATAAACAGATAGATTAAGAGAAAAAGATTTTGAAAATAATTGAAATCTTTTATTTTTTTACTTGACTATTGGTTACCAATATAGTATAATAAAGACAGTTAAGAGAGGAACACATCACAGGAGGTAAGAAAGATGAAAGAATGGAAATTTGAAAACGGTATTGAAGTATATGAGAAAGAATATGATTATGACGCACATTGTTTTGAGGTGTACAATGAGGATGAATATCTCGGAACTGTATACACAAGCTCTGGCGAGGATACAGCGGAGTGCATCGAGAGACTGGATGATGGATTTGACCCAATTTCTGACAACTGGGAAGATGGAATGGGAAATAGTTGTACATTAAATGGATGGGGAGAATAAAAGAAATGAGAACAATAGAAAGAAACATAATATTCGGGAAAGCCGGAGGAAACGCCAGTAAAAACGCATATAGTTGTAAAGTTTCGCTTCCGGCAGACGCTATCGAAGCATTAGGCGCCACACCGGAAGACAGGGGCGTGATAATGAGGATAGAAGAGGGAAAAATAATTATAGAAAAAGCATAGTTTTTGTGGTAAAATATAAGTATCGAAACAGTAATAAAATTAAATAACGGGGACAATGAAATAGCACTTCTGACGGTAAGATGTAATTATCGTGGGAGGTGCTATTTTTATGTATAGAGAAAATATGAATTATGAAAATCAGCAACGAATGATATTTGACATGGTAAATGAGTTCGGGATACCAGAGATACAACCTACAAAGTATGAACCGTGTGAGTTTATCGGATTCAACCAAGCTAAGACATGCAAAGACAGAGCCGGGAAAGGCGTGCATTTCTTTCTTGACGATTACCAATTCCAAAGATTATGGAATAAGCCAGATGCTTACATAAACATGCTTTCACAGTTTCGATTTATTATGTCACCAGATTTTAGCACTTATACTGATTTTCCAAAAGCATTACAGATTTACAACCACTTTCGCAAACACTGGGTAGGTGCATATATGCAGATGTACGGTATTGACGTGATACCTACAATCAGTTGGAGTGACAGAGAATCGTTTGAGTGGTGCTTTGATGGTGAGCCAGTAGGCGGTGTGGTAGCAGTATCCAGTGTGGGAGTGATGAACAGCAAGGAGCGGAAAGCACTGTTCGTGGACGGATATAATGAGATGTTGAAAAGATTGAAACCCGAGACGGTACTATTTTACGGACAGGTGCCGGAAGAATGCACAGGAAACATCGTAAAGATTAAGTCGTTCGGAGAAGAACTGACGGAAAGGAAAAGAGGTAAATAAAATGGGAGGGCGCGGAAGTGTAAGCTCATTGAATTCCGGGACACCATATGACCAATTCAAAAAAACGGAGTACTTATCCATGAAGAAGACTTAAAAGGATTAAATATGACGCTTGTTAATAAAACACTAAAGGGAATGCAAGATACTTTAAAAGAATTTGGACTTCCGATATCTACTATACATGGTATAGGAATAGCAATGGCAAAAGATGCAATGGCAAGCGTTAACGGATTTCGAGATTTGAATTTTGGGAGAAAAAGCTATTCACAAAAGGAAAATGAATTCAAGAAGAGGAATGACATTGTAGACAGCACGGCATATGGGGCGGGAACGCATGAAGCTGGACATGCGATTGTAGATTACGCAATGCATAAGCATAATCAAGGAATGTCTGTACTTGAATTATCAAATCTGAGACGATCAAGAAAATTCGATAGAGAGATACTGAAAAAGGCGAAAAAGATAAATGGTGGTCATTTGAATGCTATTTCGAAGTACGGGAGTAGTTCGAGAGGGAAAGCTTCAGCGGAATTAATAGCTGAGGGCGTTTCGGAATATATGAGAAAAAAAGGAAAAGCGAGTGCATCCAGTAAAGCTATAGTAAAAGCATTAAAAACGTATTTGTAAGGTGATTATATGGCAAATCTAAATAGCATTGCTAAGAAGTTACAGAAAGCAATACTACAAAAAGGATTAGTTGTTAAGATGGGGACAAGTCAGTTTTATTCCGTGGAGCAAAATAGACTTATCACCATGTACGCCCTATCTACCAGAGTATTAGAGCGAAAGAAAAACGGGGAATGGAAATATTATGATTATGAAATTCTCCGAACAGCATCACAGATAGAGATTGTAAATTGTTTAAATGATATATGGAGGGTGGTGAAAGAATGATTGAGACTTATGCGGAAGCAACAGAAAACATGATTAAAGAAGAAATGCAGAAGAAACTCAGTGACATGATTACAAAGAATGAAAAGCTGAAAGAAAAGAATGAGTATCTGCAAAAAGAGGTAGAAGACGCAAAGGCTGTCGGAGAACGGGCACTGTGCGAAGTAAAGGAACTTATTGAAAAGAATAAGAGACTGGTAGAAGAACACAACAGACAGAATGGAACGATACAGGCACTCAATATTGCGCTGGATGTCATTACAGACAGGTACAGCAACCTTAGAAAGAGACTGTGTAGAACAGGTAAAGGCGGTGAGTAGCATGGATGGATATATGGAAGAGGGTGGGTAGATGCCGAAAGGGAAAGAACCTACTCCGAAACAGAAAGCGTTTGCTGATGAATTCTTAAAGTGCGGGAATCAGACAGAAGCTGCAAAGAGAGCCGGATATAGCGAGAAGACGGCGCGGCAAGCCGGAGCGGAGAATATGAAAAAACCTGTCGTTTTGGAATATATACAGAGACGACAGAAACAAATAGAGGATGCTCGTATCGCAGATATCACGGAAGTTATGCAGTATCTTACATCTGTTATGCGTGGAGAAGTGAAAGATCAGTTCGACTTAGACGCTCCATTATCCGAACGCACAAGGTGTGCACAAGAATTACTCAAACGCAATATGGACGATAGACGAATGAATATCGAACTTGCCAAATTAGAAGCACAATACAAAGATTCTACACCAGAGGAAGAAAGCACTGACAACTTCTTGGATGCCTTAAATGCAACAGCGAGCGAGGTATGGACGGATGAGTAGCATTGAGAACAGAATACATAACATCCGGCAAAGCATTATGAAGCATGCAGTTGCCATGAAAGAAAAGGCTAAGAAGCAAGGATTTGAGTTCAAGCCTTTTTCTGTTAAACAGAAGAAAGTACTTACCTGGTGGTGTGAATCCAGTCCTGTAAAGAACAAAGAGGGAATCATAGCTGACGGAGCTATCCGAAGCGGTAAGACACTGTGTATGTCACTGTCTTATGTTTTGTGGGCAATGAGCACATTTAATCAACAGAATTTTGGTATGGCCGGAAAGACTATCGGATCATTTCGGCGTAATGTGCTGTTCTGGCTGAAACTGATGTTAAAAAGCCGTGGATATACGGTGGTAGACCATCGGTCGGACAACCTTATTGTGGTCAGCAAGGGTAATGTGCAGAATTTCTTCTACATATTCGGCGGTAAAGATGAACGTTCTCAGGACTTGATACAGGGAATCACACTTGCCGGAATGTTTTTTGACGAAGTGGCATTGATGCCAGAATCGTTTGTCAACCAGGCAACAGGCCGTTGTTCAGTGACAGGTTCTAAATACTGGTTCAACTGCAACCCGGACGGACCTCGACACTGGTTCAAAGTCAACTGGATCGATAAGTGCGAGCAGAAGAATATCCTGTATCTGCATTTTACGATGGATGATAACCTGTCTCTGTCTGAAGCAATTAAGAAGAGATACCGAAGCATGTATGTAGGTGTATTCTTCAAACGGTATATCTTAGGATTGTGGTGTGTGGCTGAGGGACTTGTCTATCAGATGTTTGACGAAGAGAAGCACGTAGCACACGAACACATGACGGGAGCAAAAGAATACATCGTATCTATTGACTACGGTACAGTCAATCCGTTCTCTGCCGGGCTGTGGGCGTTCAACGGACGCACGGCACAGAGAGAAGCAGAAGTGTATTATAACAGCCGTGAGACCGGTAAGAGAGTGGATGATGAAGCATATTATAAGATGCTGAAAGAGATGATAGGTGATAGAAAGGTGTATTGCATCATCATAGACCCGTCTGCTGCATCATTCATTGAAGTCATTAAGAAATATGAAGAATATACAGTAAAGAAAGCAGATAATGATGTGCTTGACGGTATACGTGTGGTTACAACCATGCTAAACAAAGGCATGCTTAAGATATACAAAGACTGTAAAGACTGTATTAACGAATTCGGCATGTACCGGTGGGATGAAGAAAAGAGTGAGGATGCAGTTATTAAAGAAAATGACCACGCTATGGATGATACAAGGTATTTCTGCTACACATTCTTGCGCAGACGCTTAAGATGGCAATATTAATGGAGTGAAACAATGAGACTGATAAAAAATATTAAGGCGGTATGGAATAAAATGGTTAAAGTAAATGACGCTAAAAACATATTCGGAATTGAAACAGGGCGGTCTTCTGATATGGATACCGCCCTGTCACTGTATAAAAGCATGAGATCTGGTGTACCAAAGTGGTGTACCAGTGGGAAGATAAAGCCAACAAGGTTTTCGAATGTGATTTGTCGTGAGATAGCAAACCTCACACTGTTTAATGCGGATATCAATATTACAGGGAATAATGAACTACAAAAGAGATTTGACAGAGTAATGAACACGTTACAGGAGAAGCAAGAGGAAAGCTGTGCGACCTGTGGAATGATGGTCAAGAGCAACGGTGATGATGTAGAATTTTTGGATCCGGATTACTTTCTGATTACAGACACCAACACGGACGGGGATGCGTTAGCAGCTATCTTTTTCTCCTACCTTAAGAAAAACGACAAATACTACACAAAAGCTGAGTATCACAGATTTGAGGATGTCGGACTGGAACGTGTATACCATATATCCAGTAAGGCCTATAAATCAGACAACGAAGATATGATCGGGACAGAGATCACGCTTGACAGGGTGGATGAGTGGAAAGACATTGAGCCGGAAGTGTACGTACATGGGTTAGAATATCCACTGTTTGTCTACTGGCGAAATCCTTACGCAAATGCGATTGACAAGGAATCTCCACTGACTGTTCCGGCGTTTTCGGAATGCATCGAAGAATTGAGATGGTTGGATATTGCCCTTAGCAAGATGGGAGACGAACAGGAAGACAGTCAGCACATGACATTTGTATCACAGTCTGCTATACAATTCGCAAACGCACAGGGGATTGAGCTACCAAGATTTGTGAGCGGATTGGAGCAAGGGATAAATGAAGACAATACCATTCATGAACATGTGCCTACTCTACTTGTAACAGATAGAGTGAGTGCTATTAACTTCTACCTATCCATCATCGGATACAAATGCGGATTCTCAAACGGATATTTCTCTTTCGACCAGAATCAAGGCATACAGACAGCAACACAGGTAGAATCTGACGATAGACGTACACTACATACTATCCAGGCATTCCGAAACATTTTGGACGGAAAGAATCATGATGGAGTACTGCACAGAATCATCTATATCCTGTATGCGGTCGGCACAGCAAACGGAACCATCCCGTTGACGAACTACCAAACAGCATGCGATTTTGAAGACCTTGTATATAACTTAGAGGATGATCGTGCACGGTGGTGGAACTATGTTTTACAGGGCAAGGCTCCGGCATGGATGTATTTTGTGAAATTTGAGAGCATGACCGAAAGTGAAGCAAAAGCAATGATTAAAGAAGCACAGGAGCAAAACAAACCAGACAGTGGATTATTCGGGGAGGAATAACGTATGAATACTGTACGTGCAAATATAACGAGTAGCAGATATGCGGAAACAAATAGCATTTTCCAATATGATACGGGTAGAAAACTGGAAATATATGGATGCAATCTACCGAAGTCTGTAGAGGTACAATTTTCTACAGACAAAGAAAAAGGAAATACGATAACTCGTGTCGGGAACACAAACAATGGTGTCACTACAACAATAATTCCTAATCAGCTTTTAAACGATAGTGAAAAAACAAGCAATTTCTGCATTTTTGCATTTCTGTATAATGTTGATAACGATGGAGGAAGAACGGAATACGTGATTAAAATACCAGTAGTTGCCCGTCCAAAACCAGAGAATCCATCCGAAGAACCATTGCCAGAGCCGAATATATTTCACGAAACTGTAGTAGCAGTAAATGCCAGTGCAGATCGGGCAGAGAAAGCGGCGTCTGATGCAGAAGATATCCGAGATAACCTGAATCTTGATTTGTCTGAAAAGATTACTCGTCCTCAGACAGCGGAGGTGGGACAGGTTCTGGCTGTCAAAGAAATTGATGAAAGTGGAAAACCTACCGTATTCGAAGCAGAAGATGTCAAAGTACCAACGAAAACTTCTGAATTAGAGAATGACAGCGGATTCCTTACGGAGCATCAGGATATAAGCGGAAAACTGGACAAGGAGAAACTTCCGGAGGCGATAGATGATGCATTGGCACAGGCGAAAGAAAGTGGGGAGTTTAACGGAAAGGACGGAGCACCTGGAGAAAAAGGTGAGAAGGGAGATCCTGGAGAAACTACATATGTGGAAAATCCATACGATGATACGGAGATTAAGAAAGAAATCGCTGCTAAGGTAGGGTATTCAGAAGTGGTAGGCAACCAGTTGTTGATGTATGCAGACGATACGAAGGAAAAGTTGCTGGCAACATTGAAATTGCCGAGTGGCGGAAGTAACTTAGACATCCAGATTAACGGACAGAGCATAGTTAGAGATGGGGTTGCGGAGATACCACTAATCAAAGAAAGTAGTCCGGGGTTGGTATCGGTTGATTATTATGCAACAACGGGAGGCCTTACGAAAGCTAACGAAAAAACTGGTCTTATACGTGTATTTTCAGCGAGAAAAACTGAAATCAATAATCGTTCTAATGATTGTCTTCCGATTACATCACCACTTCTCGACTACGCCGTAAAAGCTGCCATGTGTGATGGAAAAGGTGGTGCGTGGACAGCCGAGGAACAAGCGAATGCTAGAGACAGGATTGGAATTGATGAGTATGAAGATGTTTTAGACGTGACACTTGAAGAAGATAGCTCATTTTCCGCAGATTTTGAACATGAATACAAACAACTGTATATCTACATTGACCAATCAGGAGTTACGGAAAAAATATATGGTGTGATATTTCTGTATCCGTATTCATACGTCGACGGTGAAGGTAAAAAGATAAACACTTTTTGTAGTTATTACCAGCCTACTTCCAAAGCATATTCTAATGTAGCATCCGTTTGGAAAAGTTATGGAAAAGTTGCTACAAGAATCGCAAGTGTTACTAACGATCAAAAAAATACAACAGGCAATCAAACAACTTGTTTAAAAGTTTGGGATACAAGTATGTCTAATATAAATGGAATTGGAGATTCGTTCAAAGGTATCTATCCAAGTACTACTATTTTCAAAGCTGGAACCAGACTTGTTGTGAAAGGGGTGAGAGCATGAGAATAACAGAATACAAACAAGTCGACACAAAAACAGAAGAATACACAGTGACCATTCCGGCCGAGTACGATAACGAAGGTAACATCATCTCTGAAGAACATGAAGAAACCCGCACCCGTGAAGTACCGGTCATGGGAACGGTCTACAGAGATATGACAGCAGAAGAAATCGCTGAGGCAGAAAAACTTCAGGCGGATATGCCAGAACCAGAACCAACACCAGAAGAACGACTGAACACATTGGAAACCACAACAGACGACATCGTACTGATGTTAGCAGATATTATAGGAGGAGAATAATAATATGAAGACATTAAGTGGAATCAAGTTAAAAATCATGGTAAGAGCATTCAGAATCCGTATTAAGAACGGAGAGAAATTCGAAGACATCGCAGCGGATTATCCGGCATTAACGACCGACGATCTGGAAGCAATCAAGGAAGTGCTGAATACTAATTAGCAGGAACAACCATCGTGGAGAACGATGCAGACTGCTACATGGAATGTACTTATAAGGCTAGTGGAAATGAGTAGGGGACGCTTGCACAAACAGAAAAATATAGAATGAAGAAAAGGAGTGATATTATGACACAGATTATTAATTACGTAAAGCCAGAACTGGTGGTAGTATCTATCGCACTTTATTTTCTGGGAATGTGGATGAAAAATTCCAAGAGAATCAAAGACAATGATATTCCTATTTTTCTCGGTATAGTTGGAATTATTATTTGCGGTCTGTATGTGATTGCGACATGTGACTTGTCTGGAATGCAGAGTATTTCGATGGCATTGTTTACGGCTGTTGTACAGGGGATTCTTGTAGCCGGACTTAGTACATACGTCAATCAGATTATTAAGCAGATTGGAAAGGACGAATAAGCATGGCAACAAGTACGATTAATATTATTGTAATTTGCGTTTTTCTGCTTCTGATAACGAAGATTCCAAACAGAAAGGATAAATAATGCTTACGCCGGAATATCTCTTTCATGTGACCGAGGGAGCGGAACAGATAACATCGGATATGCATAAGAACATCATGGACATGATCGTTGATCGTATAATGGTGCGTATAGGTCGTGGGGAAGATTATCTCCTTACGGCTACGGACAGGTGGCAGATACAGGTGTTACAAGAATCCGGGTACTTACTGGAAGACATACAAAAAGAGATTGCTGACAAAACGAAGAAGCAAGAGAGCGAGCTTAAAAGCGCATTTGAAGAAGCTGGTATAAAAGCTATCGAGAGAGACGATGCGATATATAGGGCGGTAGGACTATCACCTACGCCCTTATTGCAATCTCCGGCATTGCTCAGAATACTGGAAAGAGATTATAACGCTACGTGCGGAGAATGGAGAAACCTTACACGAACAACGGCAGATGAAGCACAGAAATTGTTTTTGAAAGAGGTCGACACAGCTTACCGCATGACATCAAGCGGTGCCGTATCATATACACAAGCTGTCAGAAATGCTGTTGACAGGATGATAAAGCAAGGCGTTAAAGTATCGTATCCGTCCGGCAGAGAAATGAGCATTGAATCAGCCACAATGATGACTGTACGCACAGGGATAAGCCAGTGTTCCGGAGCAATCGCACTAAAGCGAATGGAAGAATTGGGATGGGATACCATCTTAGTATCTGCACATGTGGGTGCACGAATTGGTGATGGTGGCAACAACCCAACGAACCACTTTTGGTGGCAAGGAAAATTCTATTCCCGGACAGGCAAAGACAAGAGATTCCCGGACTTCCGAACATCAACAGGCTACGGAACGGTGACAGGGTTGTGTGGCGTGAACTGCCGACACTCTTTCGGATCCGGTGACGGTGAAAACAATCCGTATGCAGATATTAACCTGTCGAGCGAAGACAATATAAAAGCGGAAGAGCGTGCGAAAAAGCAACGGCTTATGGAAAGGCGCATCCGCAACAGCAAGAGAGAGATTCAGAATTTGCAGACTGCTATAGATGCAAGCGGAGATGACAAGCTTAAATTCGAATTGCAACAGGCATATGACCGAAAATCAGCGGTACTCAGACGGCAGAATAAGCAATACCGTGAGTTCTGCAAAGAAAATGGACTTAAAGAATATTCGGAACGTCTACGGGTAGCACAGTGGGATAGGTCGCAGGCTGTGAAGTCTGCAAAAGCAGCACAAAGATATCTTAATGCGAAAGGTGATGCAAAATGAGTGGATTGACAAGAATGGCAAAAATGTGCAGAGAGTGTCCGTTTAAAGACAAGTGCAAGAATAAGCGGTTGGAGAAAGAAGCGTATCTTACACCTTTTACCTCACCGATTATTGAAGATATGGCATCACCTGTATTAAAGGCTCATGATTACAGAAATGTAAAGGTTGCAGAAAACACGACAATCACTATTGATGTAGAGGAACTGAAAGAGAGAATGCGAAAAGAAATATACAGGCAAGCCGGAATCGGATTGAATTATGGAGCGTAACACATGGAACTAATAACACAGATACTTGCTATATGCGGTGCTATATCTGTTATCGGTGGTGCTGTTGCGGTGCTTTCCGGGTGGTACAAATCATGGAAAGCACCAAAAGAAAAACAGGATAACCGCATAGAACAGATTGAAAAGCGAATAACGAACATTGAAACATCTATCACAGGGATTAATCAGAAACTTGATAACGATTATAAGAACATAAGGAATACGAGGGATGATATGAATCTATTAATGAGAAGTATGTTTAATTTGATTGAAAACAAAATCACAGGGAATAACATTGAGGGTTTAAAAAAAACTCGGGAAGAGCTTGTAAATGCTATGACGGACAAGAAACCAAAGGAATTATGAAAATATACTCTTTTACACGACCAGAACTTGACTATTTTGAGTTAGAATGCAACTTTACATCGGATGAATTGAAACTGTTTCGGCTCCGTGCTAAAGCTATGCCTTTAGAGGACTGTGCGGAAGAAATGAATGTGAGTGTGTCTACAGTCAAGAGATTGAGTAGAAGAGTGAATGATAAGATTGAAAGGGTGGTATAAGGTTATGTATGAAATGTATTTAGGCTTTGGCTACAATGAAATTAGAAAAAGAGAAGAAGAAAGAAAACGCTACGAAAAAGAATTTGAAAAAAGACTTAAAAAATATGTCAATAAAATAGCCAAGACATGCAGGTGGCCGAAAAAGAAAAAAGAAAAAATCTTTGATTTTATTCTCAGACATAGTTCGCTACATATACTTGAAGAAACATATGAAATTATTCCATCTCCTTTTATTGAATATTATTTAAAAAAAGAAAATGGACAATGTCCTGTTCTTCTTACATGTATTGTATTTCAAAATTATGGCAAACGAACTTGGGTAAAATTTTATTTTGATGAATACGGGGACATGGTATTCAAGCAAGAGATTGCCGAAAAAATCAAAAAATATTATGAAGAATATGATAGATACAACGACTTTGATATTATTTTTGGTTAAAACGTAAGAGCGAAAGGGTTGTATAGGTATGTGGATTGAAGATATAAAACCTTGTAAAGCGTACATCGAAGCAACTGGTCAAGAAGTATCGGGCGTACTTGGGATCGGTGAAATAAGTTTTTACTCTGGTTTGATTATTGACGAAAAAGGAAGAAAGAAATATAAGTATGGACATACAACGCATATTCCTGTTTTTAAAACTGCTGAATTTGTAAAACCTTTTGAGTATTTTTCGAATGTCCATACAGAAAAAATAGATTTCCAAGCATATTACGGATCAAGTGCTGAAACTAATACATTTTGCTTAGTTGGAGCAAAACCAATATCTGAAGAAGAACACAACAAAATAACAGGTACAAATGGATGATTATATGATTGAAAGGGGATAAAGATATGAACTTCGGAGAAGCCATAAAATGTATGAAAAATGGAAAGAAAGTTACACGTAATGTATGGAAAGAAAACTTTTTTAATGGGAGAAAACAGTTTATTTTTATTGGAAGAAACAAAGGTTTAACGACAAAAACGTTTCTTTCACTTCCACCAGAAGATGAACAATTCTCGGACTGCATTATGGGTTACACACGAAAAGGAAGCTTTCAGCCAAACTGGACACCAGCGCAAGAAGATATGCTTGCTGAGGATTGGGAAATGTATCCGGCAGAGGAAACGGTAGTCGATGAAACGCCGAACATGACGGCAGATGAAATGATTGATCTCAAAAACCGTATTGGGTGGAATATTAAATTTTATTCTACCGGGGAAACAATTATTTCTGAGCACATGGACTATCAAAAACTCTTAACCGTGGCAGAAAGTACATATATGCTGTCGTTTGTTGTCCCTGAAAAAAGCCTTTATGGTTTGTCAATGACAAATAAATGCCAAAATGTTATTGTTTCTGGACTTTTATTCAAAGTATATGCTTCTAGGAATATTGCTGACGATAGCCTTTGGCTCGTGACTGAAAGTGCCTTATCTGAAAAAGAATTTCACACAATTATAAGATTGGAGAGGTGATTCTATGATACCTAAGATTTTTAAAATAAGTGGATATCTCATAGACCCGACAGGCAGACTTGAACCACACCACATTAAGGCGAAAATGCTTTACGGCTGTGGATTTCCACTTGTAGGACAGCACATTCACGTACAGAAAGCAGAGATTAAGAAGCTGGATGAAAAGCATCCACTCATGAGAGAGAACTGTGATTTGGCAGAATGCGAGAAGTATTTCAATGACGAACCTCCGACAGTGAGCAATAGAAAAGTTGAACCCGGACAGGTGTACAGGCACTTTAAGGGCGAGACAGTAAAAGTCCTGTATATTGCACAGGATAGCGAAATGCCGGGACAGTTCAAGGTAGTTTATGAATGCTCTAATGGCGTGTGGTGCAGACCTTACGGAATGTTTGTGAGTGAGGTAGACAGGAAGAAACACCCGGATGTGAAGCAGAAGTATAGATTTGAGTTAGTGGAGGAATAAATGCAAAAAGTAAATATTCTTGGAACGGAATACGAAATAATTAGAGAAGCGTTTGAAGAAGAAACGATTGATGGTTTTTGCGACTATACAGCGCATGTAATCAAAATCAGAAACAATAATGTAAGCGAAGTTGGTGATTTTGAAAAACTTATGAAAAAGCAATTAAGGCATGAAATCATACATGCTTTTCTTGCTGAAAGTGGATTACAGGCAAACTTTGAACATTATAAACAGTTCGGACATGAAGAAACAATCGTTGACTGGTTCGCCATTCAATTTCCTAAAATCATGGAAGTGTTTGAAGAACTGGGAGTACTGTAAGAAAGGACATAGAAAAATATGAAAGATTATGTAGAAGTAAACGAAGAAAAATGTGGTGAAGTCCATAATTGCATGTGTGTAAAAGAAAAAGATGGTAAAATGTACTGCCGTGGGTGCGGTAGTGTCATTGCGGAACATATTAAAAATTCAAAACGCGCAAAATAATAAGTGATACTTTTTAGAGACTTTAACGAACTGTTAAGGTCTCTTTTTTATGCGTAAAATGAAAGCATAGAGAACAACAAATGCTAATTTACAGGAGGTATGAGTATGAATCCATATATGTCATATACACCGTACATGCCACAGGATGCTTATATGCAAGACCAGATGGCATTACGACAACGGATAGACAACTTATCACAGGCTCAACAGCAATACAAGACACAGCCACAGCCGAATGTGAACTGGATACAGGTAGCCGGAATTGACGGGGCAAGAAATCAGATTGTACAGCCGGGAACAACGGCTTGGATGATGGATAACAATGCGCCATACTTTTATGTTAAATCTGTTGACGGCGTGGGAAGTGTTACGTTTAAAGCTTTTGAATTCCATGAGGTACAGGCGAACAATCCACAACCTGTAGTGGAAAATATGGACGCTAAGTACGTGACAAGAGAAGAATTCAACAAATTACTGGATACATTGAAAACTCAACCGGAAGAACAGAAAGGGGAGATGACACATGAGTAATCCATTAATGGGAATGATGGGCGGTATGCCGGGTGGCAACAGTCCATTCGGAATGATTCAAAGAATGATGGGGATGGTGCAGAGTACACAGAACCCCGGAGCAATGTTACAGAATATGGCGCAGAGCAACCCGAACATCAAAAAGGCTATGGATATGTGCCAAGGAAGAAACCCGAAAGATGTATTTATGGAGATGTGCCAGCGAAATGGCATGAATCCAAACGACATTATAAATAAAATAAAGTGATATCCGGACGGAGTGCACACGTCTTGATAAATAAAAGAAAAGGAGAACCAACATGAACGAGGGATTAAACACACTTAGTGCTGCCGATGTAGCAGCAGTCACAAGAAACAACGATGGAAACATGTGGGGTGACGGTGGATGGTTCTGGATCATTATTCTTGCTTTCCTGTTTTGCGGTAACGGATGGGGAAACAACAACGGAGCACAGGACGCTTTTATCTCTGACGAATTTGTGAAAAGAGATATCTTTAATACAAATCAGAATGTGTCTAACACAGCTTGTGAGACACAGAGAGACGTATTAGAGAACCGCTATAACACACAGCTCGGCTTGCAGAACTTACAGGCTCAGCAGTCTCAGTGTTGCTGCAACACACAGAAAGAGATCTTACAGAGTAGATATGATGCGGCATTACAGGCACAGAACATGCAAGCACAGATGGCTCAGTGTTGCTGTGATATCGAAGAAAAAATCCTGGCAGATGGACAGGCTACACGCCAGTTAATCCAGGATAACACGATTCAGAACTTGAGAGATAAGCTTGCTGATCGTGACAGAGATTTGCAGACAGCATACTGGCAGATCTCACAGGTATCACAGACCAATAACATTATTGATGCAGTGAGACCGACACCAAAACCGGCTTATATGTCTTGCAGTCCATACTTTGCGTATAACGCATTTGGCAATGGTTGCTGTGCAAGTGGGAATGTGATGTAAGTGAACGATATATCACTACTTGACTTTCTGACAGTGTACGGAGTTGCTTTACAGATTGCGAATTTTAACAGTGATCTATCACAGGCGAGTAATTCTGACATTGAAAAACACTTGCACGAGCAAGACAGTAAGTACTTTTTAAAAATAATTGAAAACCAAAACAAAATCATAAGCATGTTGGAAGAATCCATATCTACAAAAAAGTAGTCTTGCGAAGATTAAAGAGAGTAGGCATGCGCTTGCTCTCTTTTTTAAGAAAGGAGAAAAAATATGTTAAATTCTATTGCTAAAAATGCTCAGACAGTAGCAACAAATCAGAATGTATTATTTACAGAAACAAGAGTGAAAAGCCGTAGATGTGCTTGTAACACAGGATGGCTTGCACATGACAACGGCAGTGGACTTTTTGAAATCACAAACCGTGGAAATCTGCCAATGGCGGTCGAAGTTGAGTTTAACGGAAACGTTACGGCATCTGCAATAGGAGCGGTAGCGTTATCTATCAAACAGAACGGGGAACCGGTTTCTGGTACGGAAATGGACTATACAGTAGCAACGGCAAATGTGTATCAGAATGTCGGTGCAGCTACATTGATTGCAGTTCCGGCTGGAAGTAGTGCCACTATATCGGTTGGCAACGTTGGCACAGTTGACACATTGGTTAAGGATGCGAATATCATCATCAAAAAGCTCTCATAGAAAAGGGGTGAGTTTCTATGATTGATTTTAAAAGCAACCTAGATGTTAAAACTCCGAAAGAAATCTTTGCCGGAATTAATGAACGGTTTATCGGAGCGGTCATGATGCACGGACAGTTTGCGGACTACTTCGATTTCCTTGGCTTAAAAGGCTTTAAGCGGATGCATGAGTACCAGCACATTGAGGAAAGCTTGGAACGTAGGAAAGTGTGCCGATATTTTATAAACCATCACAATCAGCTTATTGATGATGCATTTGAGGGAAAAGTGAATGTTATCCCGGATGCGTGGCGAACGGCCAAACGGTTAAGCGTTGGAAAAAGTACAAAGCAGAAAGCCGTAGAAGATGGATTTGTTGAGTACCACAATTGGGAATCCGAAACAAAGGAAGTGTACGAACAGTACGCACACACGCTAAGAGAAAACGGTCATGTGGCTGATGCTATGTTCGTGGAATGTTTGGTAGAAGATGTAAGCGAAGAATTAAAAACTGTAGAATGTATGATTAACGACCTCATATCTGCCGGATACGACATGGTATACATCACAGAAATTCAGTCGGAGATTCACGACAAATACAAAAAGAAAATGAAAGGAATCGAGGTGTAATAAATGAGCGAGATCAAAAAGATTTTGGAAGAACAGCTTGAACGTGAGAAAGCATCTGCAAAGAAAGACTTAAATATGTCTAACTTACAGGCAATGTACATGATTACATCTACATTGTGCAATATGAAATCTTTGGAATGTGAAAGCGTACCGGGGATGATTGCGGATGCATCGGAAAACCTTATCAAGAAATACAGTAACGGAAAGTACGACAAAAACATTGATGCGCTATACGACCAGTACATTATGGCGAAAGAGATGTATCAACAGAACGGAGATCAAGCGCACAGAGACAAACTGATGGAAAGTGTCGGGAAACTTATGGTAGAAGTTTACGACATGCTTTCCTCTATGGTGATGGATTCAGATTTTGCGGAAGAACGGAAAGAGATTCAAAGGCAAATCAAGAAGCTTGCGGAAATGTAAAAACATGGGTACGGAGTACTATGTATATTAATGTTACGATATATACGGTGAATCACATAGGACATTTCCCTTTCTTGCTTGATACACCTCCTTTCAATAAAGCCTAATAGCGGAATGCTGATTAAAGGGCGGTCAAACGCCCGTTAGGCTTTCCCCTAAGGTTGCGGACTTGGGGAACCGTCATCTTATGTTAGCTCCTAAAGATATAATATGATAAATTTTCATTCCGCAAAGGATAGTGCACAGTATGGTGCATGGATTCATGTCCGGCTATCCTTTTTCTGTATAGAGTTAGTTACGGAACAATATGCAGATTGACCGTCAAATAGCCGTAACAGTGGTTGGAACTGTATAGAGGGAACACTTGCACCAACCACTAACGGGATATAGTTCAATGGTAGAACGCAGATGTTTCCTCTTTCGTTACATAATAGCATCTGAGACATGTGGTTCGAATCCGCAGAACCCGATTACCCCGGCAGAGGTTCATCTGTCTGAATCCCTACCGCAGACGAAGCGGTTAATAAATGACGTTGAGGAGGATATGCAACATGAAAAATATTATTCAGATTATCAAAGATTCTGGTCTTGAAATTACAGATGAGCAGAAAAAGACAATCGAAGATGCAGTGAAAGAGAATTACAAAAGCGTATCTGACTATGAAAAGCAGACACGAAAAGTAGAAACTCTGACACAGGAACGTGACAACTTTAAAACGCAGTATGAAACAGCGAAAGAGACTTTGGACGGGTTCGAGGGAAAAGACTTCGATGCGATCACAAGAGAACGTGATGAGTGGAAGACGAAAGCCGAGAACGCAGAAAAAGAATGGAAAGACAAGCTTGATGCCAGTGAAAAAGAGTACAACCAGAAGATTGAAGAAAGAGACTTCAACGATGTTCTGAAAAAAGCTCTTGCGGGCGAGAAATTCAGTTCTGATTTTGCAAAAACAGGAATCATCAACATGATTAAAGACAAGGGCCTGAAACGTGAGGGTGAAAAGATTCTCGGTCTTGATGATTACATGAAAGAGCTGAAAGAATCTCAGAAAGATGCTTTCGTGACGGATGGTAAGACACCGCCAGTATTCACTACACCTACAGAAAAAGGCAGAAGTGAACAGAAAGCAGAGCCGTTTGTTCCTGGAACTGTTTGGTAAAACCATACTGTTATCCGGCTATTGATAGGAGATAGTCGTTGACCTTAAAGAATTAAAGGAGAACAAAAATGGCAGAAACAACAAGAATTACATCGTTAAACATGTTACTTGACCCAACCGGAAAAATGCTTCTTGCAGAAGAGTACGGAAAGGTCATTGAAAACGTCCAGAAGAACACTATTTCTGGAAAAATGAAGAATACCGAACTTTCCGGTGATCCGTCAGCCGGAACCGTAGAAGCAAAACGATTCGCAAATGCGACATCTAAGAATTACGGAACCGCTAGAGGTGCATCTAAAGGTGATGGAGTAAAAGGAAAGCCGGTTACGATTCCGATTGATGTTGATAAGGAAATCGTAGAAGAGGTTGAACAGAAAGACGTATCACTTCTCGGAGTAGAGGGGCTTATTGCAAAAAGAACAGCGAACCATGCGCTTAGAATGATCGCAGAACTCGACACTGAGTTCTTCAAAGTTGCCGGAACAGATGCAACGGAAGTTGATCTGACAGGCGTTACAGCTATTGAGGAACAGGCTGAAACAATGATTCAGCAGTGCGAAACTACCAAGAATGAATATGTGGACGGAGTACCACGTTCTATGATGAACATGATCTGCACACCAAAATTCTATGGAAAAATCCGCACATATCTGGACAAGGTTACAGTGCCGGGGGTTGGCGTAGCTGACGAAGAGTTCTATGCTTATCATGGTGTAAAAACATTCTCATGCGTACACATGCCGACAGACGTTGAGGTGATCGTAATGGTGGATGGAGCTATCGCACAGCCGGTTAAATCCACACCATACAGCGCTGAAAAGATTCCTCTTTCAGAAGCATACGGTATCGAACTCTTCTACCATTACGGAACAAAGTCTGTAATGCCAGACCTTATCTTCAAAAACAAGAAAGGTGAGTAAAAGTGAGACAGTTTGAAGACTTAGAAACAGGAAGAATCTTATCAACTGAGCATGAGACGAGTGCTCAGTTGATGGAGAATAACCCGAACAAATACAAAGAGATCAAAGACGTAAACAAAGGCAGAAGATCTACAACCAAAGCAGATCAGAAGTAGCGGGAGGTATCATGGCATACACAGATTATGAATTTTACAAAAACAAATTCTATGGTGATACTGTGCCGGAAAGTGACTTCCTCAAGTATGCAGAGCGTGCCAGTGATCGCATAGACCAATATACTTTCGACCGCCTTGTAGACGGACTTCCAGAAAATGAGCGAGCTAAAACGAAAGTACAAAAGGCTGTCTGTGCGGTTGCTGATGAAATGTATAAAGTTGATCAAGCTAGAAATGCCCTTATGGACAACATAGGGACTATACAGAGAGAAGATGGGACGGTCGTAAATAAGACCGTCTCTTCTATTTCTTCAGGGAATGAAAGCATATCCTACGTTGCAGGCAGTAATGCATTTGCCAACAATAAGTATGTAGAACTTGCAACAGATCCCAAAAAAGAAAGTGAACACTACTTGCAAAAAGCAGTGGAATATCTCTTGAACACTACTGACGACAACGGCATACATCTTTTGTATGCCGGACTGTGAGGTTAATATGTTAAAAATTATGAAAAGATTGTTATGCAAACATGAAAAGAAAGTTCATGCCGGAACGTATCTTGAAGATGTAGGCAATGGCATCAAAGAAACACGGCACATCTGGAAGTGTGAAAAATGCGGTAAGAAGTTTTATTAACGAGAGGTGATACCAATGTATGACAAAACCATAACGGTATTTAACAAATACGTGAACCAGACGGATGAAATATTTTGGTATCCGACCGTAATTAAAGGTGTTCAACTCATTGTTGACAAATCCGCAAACATCGAAAAGACAGGACTTGATACGGCTGACACGGCAACACTCCATGTTTTGTATCACATGGCATCTGATGAAAAAGTAGTAGCTGACAAAAAGTATCTTGAGCCTAAAAAATGGGCGAAACAGATCAACGATACGCTTGGACATACCGTTACATTTGCAAGTGGTGACTTTTTCATTGAGGGCGAATATGACGAAAGACTGATATCAGATGAAGACTATCAGAGCCGGAGAGACGGTGGTTTTTATGATTACATGAATAAAAGCCACGACAATGTATTCTTAATCACAAATGTCGGAACATACACACTTATCCCACATTTTGAGATAGGGGGAAAGTAAATGGCACGTAGCAGAATGTTTCACTTCCCAAATATTTCGATAGTTGAAGCTGACATCAAAGTGAATGTGAATCTTAATCGATTCGAAAAGCAATTCCAAGATGCTCAACTATGGTTAGATGAACAGGTATGGACAGGCACAAAAAAGTATATTCCACAAAGAGACGGGATGCTGATTGATACTACTAGTACGCAGAATGAATCCTTGAAAGGTAGCGGAAAAGTATATGCCGGTTATGGACCTTACGCAAGATTTTTGTACATGGGAAAAGTCATGGTTGACCAGGAAACTGGTTCTCCGTGGGCGAGACCGAAAGCAAAAAAGGTAGTAACAGACCGTGATATCCAGTTTTCGAAAGTGCCAAATCCTTTTGCAACAGACCATTGGTTTGATTCTGCTAAGGATGAATTTTGTGATACATGGGTAAAAGGAGTGAAGAAACGTGCAGGCGGTGGATAGTAAAAAAACAGTGAAATACGATGTTGACGGATACGACATTGTAACAAATGCACTTAAAGATTTGCTGAATGAGTATCCTGGGTTGGAAATCGGAGAAGTGTTTAAGTTTTCCACACTCAAAGAAGACGATGGAATGGCGTTCTACCCGGTATCTGGTGCGGTGATTGCACGGGAGAAAAAATCGGTAACAGGCAAGGTGAATCAGCTTTGCAACTACCCGTTCTATATCGTGTACAGGACATCCCGTGATTCTCCGAACACAAAAGCGGATATCAAGGAATTTCTTGATAGTGTAGGTAAATGGTTGGAACGACAAAGCATCGTAATTGATGGCGAAAAACATAAGCTTACATCTTACCCAACACTTACAGAAGAGCGAAAAATAGAAGAGATTACAAGAATCACACCATCATATCTTGACAAGACTTACGAAAACAATGTGCAGGACTGGGTGATTAGTATGTCTCTTAAATACAGAAATGTATTCATAAGAACTAATTAACCGGACATCAATTGGAGATGTTCGCTGACCGTAAAAAGTTAACGGTAGAAAGGATTTTAATATGGGAAATCTTAGTAGAGAAGCACTCGCACATTATCTGGACTATAGTTTCAAACAGACAGTATCAAGTGCTACGTGGGAAATCCTTGGTGATGACATCGACGATATGTCGGTTGATCTGAACCCGGATACAGAGACGAAGAAGAACATTCTTGGTCAGACCAAAACAACAGATAATGGATATGAACCGTCTATGGATGCAGATACATACTATGCAAACCCGGACAAAAAGTTGTATCCAAAGATTAGGGATATTGCAATGAAACGATTGAAAGGAGCGGACTGCAAAACACTTATGTTGGAAGTCCTTGTAGAAGATACAAGTGCAGAAAACCACCTTGCCTATGTCGAAGAGGTTATGGTAAAACCTCAGTCTTATGGTGGTGATACATCTGGTGTAAACATTCCGTTCAAGGTGTCTTCTGACGGGAAGAGAACAGAGGGATATGTAAGTGCCACTTCGCTTGCTTCTGGAAATCCGGAATTTACAGCCGGGGCAGTTCCACACAGCCTGTCTACAGGAAAAGCAGTGCTTTAGCATTTAATTAGTAGGAGGAATAATATGAGTAACAAGTTGCCGAAAAAAAGAAACAACAATCAACTTTGTATTTCGGTTGATTCCGGAAAAATTGAAGTACCAATTATAGACAAACACACACATGAAAAACTGGGGCAGTTGGTATTTGCACCGAATGACACAAACATTGTCGAAAGATATGAAGAGGTTGTATCTTTTTGGAAAAATTACAAGATGCCAGAAGAAGACAGTTTAGAAGCTGTGAAGAAAGCGGAAAAAGAAATTTCGGATCAGCTTTCGTATTTAATTAATGCGGATGCGGAAAAAGCTTTCTTTTCTATTCTTGGCCCTTTCTCTCCTATGGATGATGGAAAAATCTTCATGGAACAGGTGCTTGATGGTGTAGCACAGGTTATTGAGAAAACTTTGAATACCAACGTAACAAAGGTACAGCGCCGTGTAAATAAGTACGTGGCCAAGTACCATAACTAATGGATGTCTGGAAACTCCCGAAATCTGTTAAAGTAAACGGCAAAGAATATCGAATACGCTCAGATTACAGAGCCGTGTTAGATATTCTTTGTGCTATTAATGATCCCGACATAGTAGCCGGAATGTCCGAGGAAGAAAAAAACTTGGAGATATACACAACGATTCTGGCTATATTTTACGAAGACTTTGATGATCTTCCAATGGAAGACTGGGAAGAAGCTTTAAAGACGGCGAAAGAGTTTATTGACTGCGGATTTAATGGAGATAAGAAAAAACCACAACTTATGGATTGGAAAAAAGATGCAAAGATTCTGATTCCGGCCATTAATAAAGTTGCGCACGAGGATATTCGTGAGAAAGAGTACTTACATTGGTGGACATTCATGGGACTTTTTATGGAGATTGGAGAATCTCTATTCAGCACTATCACTAACATTCGTGAAAAAGTCTCGAAAGGGAAGAAATTGGATGGTTGGGAAAAAGAATTCTATTCTAGCAACAAAGAACTTGTTGACCTTAAAGCGACACCAGAGCGAAGCGAAGAAGAAAAAGAAGAACTAAGAAGAGTATTCGGACTCGTAAATAATTAACCGGGTATCATGTGAAGATACCCGCTGACCGCAAATATTTAGCGGTAGAAAGGACAATACATGACAGAAGATGGAAGTATTGTTATTAACACAAAAATCAGAACTGATGGTGTAAAGGCGGGTGCACAAGAAATTGAAGCCGGATTGCGAAGAGCAGCAGACAGGGTGGACAATTTGGGGGCGTCTGCAAAAAACGCCATAAATAAGCAAATAGACGCTTTCGCAAAACTGAATAACGAATACAGCGCACAAGAGCAAAAGGTAGAATCGTTACGGCAAAAGGTAGCATCCTATGCAAATCAGCGCATCCCAACTACTGAATACAAGGAAATATCCGACCAAATTTCAAAAGCAGAAGCAAAACTCAATCAGCTTATGTCATCACAGGAACGTTTTATAGCAAACGGAGGAAAAAAGAACACTTCGACTTATAAAAAAATGCAGTATGACATAGATGACCTTGCGAACACTATTAAATACGCACGGTCGGAGCTTATTGACCTGGAAGTTTCTGGAAAAGCCTTTTCGACTGGTGTGAACACCAAAGAAGCACAGGCAGACATGGAAAGACTTGCGAGTGCAGAAAGAAGACTTGCTGATATGCAGAACCGATTAAACACATCGTATTCTGGCATTAAAAGCAAACTTGCAAGTTACGGTACTGGTTTAGTTTCCTTGAAAGAAAAACTTTTTGGAGTAAACAGTGCTAATAACAAAACTGCAAATTCCAATTCAAAACTGAGTAGGTCATTTAAAGACGCTAGTAAATCAGCCGGATCAGCACGAATGAGTATCGGAAGAATGCTTACAATGTCTCTATTGTTTAGCGGTGTTTTTCGAATTCTTAGTGCTCTTACACAAGGGATTATTGGTGGATTTAACAATTTGGCTCAATATTCCAAAACCACAAACGCAAATATATCTACTTTGTGGGGAAGCCTTGTAAGGTTGCAGAATGCATTTGCTACAGCATTTAACCCTATATTGACCGTTATCACACCGATACTGTCACATTTTATTGACCTTATCAGTACTGCAATAACCTATGTAGGAATGTTTTTCGGGTATCTTGCCGGGAATAAGACGTACACAAAGGCATTAGCAGTGCAAAAAGATTATGCTGCCAGTCTGGACAAGACTGCCAAGTCTACGAAGAAAGCCACAAAAGCAGCGAAAGACTACCTGTCACCGCTCGATGAAATTAATCGGTACACAACAAATAAGGATACCGACACAACACCATCTGGATCCGATGTAAACGGAACACCGATCAGCAAAATGTTTGAAGAGGTTCCGATAGATGCACCACCGATTTTCGAAAAAATCAAGGATGTACTGGGGCAGATATTCCAACCGTTCAAAGAAGCTTGGGAGCGTGAGGGAAAGAATACAATTGATGCTGCTAAGTATGCATTATCGGAACTTGGAGCACTGGCGAAGAGTGTCGGCAGTAGTATGTTGGAAGTCTGGACAAACGGTACAGGTACACAGATACTGTCTACTATGCTTCAGATCGCACAGGGACTGCTTACAACGATTGGAAACATCGCAAGGCAATTAGATATAGCTTGGAATAAAAACGCCGTAGGAACGGCCATTATACAGGCTATAGCAGATGCTTTCCAAAAGGTACTTGATATCATCAATCGTCTTGTGTGGGATACGGCTCAGTGGGCGGGATCGTTGAACTTTTACCCGTTACTTAATTCGATTAAGAATTTGTTTGAATCTATGTCACCGCTGATAGAAGCTATTGGAAGTTTCTTAGAAAGATTGTATACGAACATTATATTGCCGGTGCTTACATGGCTGATAGAGAGCGGTCTTCCGGCACTTATTAATGTACTTGCTGGCTTGTTTAATTTCCTCGGCGAACATCAGTGGATTGTTGATGCCATTGGGACAGCATTAGTTACAGCGTTTGCTACATCAAAGATAGTTCCTTTAATTGCAACTATATCAAGCGCAGTTCTTGGATTTGCTGGACACATAGGAACATTAATTGACATTTTAAAAGGTGGCGGTGGACTTGTTGGAGCTATTAGTTCATTGGTAACTACGTTTGGAATCGTTCCAATTGCGATAGCAGTTGCTGTAGCAGCGATTATATTGATAGCTACTCACTGGGATCAGCTTAAAACCACAATGTCAAATCTTATGAACTGGATAAAAGGAGTATTTGCCACTGACTGGCACGCTCAATTCGGAGTATTTGGAGATGTAGTGGAAGTTTTTCTTAACAGCTTTAAAGGGATTTTTAACAGCATTAAACAGATATGCTCTGGATTTGTCACATTTTTAAAAGGAGTATTTACAGGGAATGTAGATATGGCACTAAAAGGAATACTAAACATACTCCGTGGAGCTGCTAACTTAATCTACTCAATTTTTAAAGCACCTGTAAATATGGTTATCGCCCTATTTAATGGATTGAATCGAGCGATTATTAATGCAATTAACGGTTTGGTAGACGGACTGAATCACATTAAAGTACCGGATTGGGTTCCAGGTATCGGCGGTAATGGAATTAATCTTTCCCATGCAAATTACACCAGAATTCCATATCTTGCACAAGGGGCAGTTATTCCGGCCGGAAATCCGTTCTTGGCGGTGCTTGGTGACCAGACAAAGGGAAACAACTTGGAGATGCCGGAAAATCTGTTAAGAAAAATCGTAAGTGAAGAAAGCGGTAAAGGTACAGGAATGATAAAACTTGTGGTAAATCTGGACAGTAGAACGGTACTTGAACGGCTTATTAATACAGCAAAAGAGATGCAGATGTCCAATGGACAGAATGTATTTGAACTTGGGAGGTAGGTAAATGGCACAGCAAGTGATTAAGATTAATGGCCGGACTATTCATCAGCCAGACACATTCAAATTCAGCTTTGCCACTACCTCTACAGAGGTAACAGAGCGATTAATGAGTGGCGTTATGTGCAACGAACCAATGTTCACGGTAGAATCTTACGCTTATGAGGGGAGTGACATAAGCATATCGGAAATGTCAAGCCTTTTGCAGATGATTGTAAATCAAAGGCAAGTGCGGTTATATTATTTTTCTGTATATTACGGAAGATGGAGAGAAGCACCGTTTTACGTTACACAAGGAAGTGTAGATATCGGGACATTAAAAGAGGGAGAAGAAAAGTATAAATCCCTTAGTTTTAACATAATTGGGGTGAATCCACTATGATACACATTAGCAATGCATATAAGAAAGCTATATACGGACGTAGTGACTGGTATCCATCTGCAAGGGTTACTTTCTTGGATGGCACAGTGTTAAATCTTGGAAAATCTGAATTTCTAATATCCGGGAATAACATTGTAGATGGTGCCGGAACACAGAGTTTACCGCTCGGAAATGTGGTATCAAGAAAAATATCTGTAAAATTATACAATGCCGATGATCGCTATAAGATACACAGCTTTCTCGGTGCGAAAATATCTTTGTACAAGACCATAAGTACGGAAAACGGGGATTTGAGTATAAAAAGCGGTACATATACCGTTATTGATCCAGAAAGCTATGGAGATACCGTAAGCTTTTCTGCTTATGATGATGCGTATAAGCTTGATCGTGATTATACAACGCATTTAAAATATCCACTCAAACTGTCTGAAATATTGATAGATTCTTGCAGAACGTGCGGAGTGCAGTTAGACACAGTGCATTTTAACGGAGAAGATATAACCGTAAAAGAAGCACCGACAAACACTACTCACAGACAGGTTATTGGATTGATATCCATGATCGCTGGTGGCAATGCCTGGATGAATGCAGACAACCATTTACAGATTACAGATTACGACATGACACTTTTTGATGGAATGACCGATCTTGACGGTGGGTGGTTTGATGATCCAAGACAGAGTTATGACGGCGGTCAATTTGAGACAGACGTTATCACCGAAAAGTATGTGACATATTCCGATATGACTGGTGGAAGTTTTGGTGATGATATTAACGAATTTTTTTATGATGATCTCGACTGGAACAAAGAAAAGTATGCAAGCGGTTCCGACATGGACGGTGGCTATTTTGACAATGGATTAGAACTTTTAACAGATGATTCTTATGGGATTATGTATCGTTCAGTAGAACGAAAACAGAGAAATCCTTATCACTTAATATCAAAGCAACATGATGGATTCCGGCTCAGAGACGGACGTACATTAGGCGTTCATTCGGTAGATACGGAAGAGGCAAGCGGATATATTCTTTCCGATGCCACTACTTACTACACAAGTGGAAACAATGCCGATGATGGAACATTTGAGTTAGCGGATAATTTCCACTTTTTAACACAGTGGAAAATCGGGTTAACAACCGGAGTTGAAAACATTAAGATTACAGGCGTGCAAACAACGGATAATGAGAACACATATACTTACGGCACTGATGGGTACGTTTTGGCAATAGAAAATTCGCTTATTGAAGATAAAAATCTTCTTGTAAATACAGTTGGGGCAAAGCTTGTAGGATTAACATTTATGAATTTTTCTGGTGAACATTTATCTTATCCTTTGGCAGAGTTTATGGATCTTGCCTATGTGATTGATCGTGCCGGAAAGACGAACAGGACGATCCTTACAGACATTACATTTAACTTCCTTGGATTTACTCAGCTTAAATGCTCGGCTGAAAATTCTGTGAGAAACAGTAGTAAATATGTAAGCGCAGAAACCAAAGCTATTCAAAAATCTTCGAAAATTACTGAAAAAAAAAT